TGGGCATGGGAAACGGTGCCCTGCCGGTGGCCGGGCGATGAGGGGCTGAGAGTCGAGAATATCAAGCTGCCAGGTGTAGGGGATCGGGATCGCGCATATCAATTCGGCATGCGCCGTCGCGGACACCAACTGTTTCGACAGGACATCTACAACTGGGAAACCGAACTGGCCGGCATGAACAGCGGCTACCTAAGCTTTTGCGCGGTGGCCAGCGATACGCCCGGCCTGTGCCAAAGCGCTCAGCTGCTCAGCGTCACAGAAGTTGTGGGCGGCTTCCTGCTGGAATCAACCGAGCCTATCGACTGGTCAGCGCCCGAGACCTACAAAGTCGGGATCAGTCGTCCGGATGGCTCTCTCTCTGGTCCCTTCCAAGCGACCAAAGTAGACGAGTACCACATGCGGATCGCCGAACTGGACTTCGAGCCCGACACCAGCATGAACCTGCAGCTGCCTCAGCTCCTGGTCGGCCCGTCGAGCAAGTGGGCCTACCCGGTCCTGGTCACCAGTTCCAACCCATCAAACGGAAACGTCGCGCTCAAGGGAATGCCCTATGACGCCCGCGTTTACACCTACGACAACGCAACGGCTCCGGCATAGGACGGCACATGGCGATTGCATACCCAGAAGGGCTTCCGTACCCGCTGCGCGATGCCGGCTACGGATTAGAGCCGGTCAGCCCGCTTGTGAGCACCCAGCTGCAAAGCGGCCAGTCCATCAGCCGGCGCGGATTCAAGAACACCCCGACCGATGCCTCGGTTACGTGGGAAATGGACGACAGCCAGGCGCGACTCTTCGAGAACTGGTTCGAAAACGCCCTGGTGTCGGGAAGCCTCCCGTTCGATTGCCCGCTGAAGACACCGATGGGGATCGACACCTATCTGGGCAAGTTCGACGGCATGTACCAGGGCCCGGTTTTGGTCGGGATCAGCCGCTGGAGGTTCCAGGCAAAGGTCCGGCTCTTCCGTCGCCCGATCCTGAATAAGGACTGGTACCTGGCCCCCGAGTACGTCCTGCACTCGAACGACTTGGATGTCGCCCTTAACCGGAATTGGCCTGCCGCCTAACGCCTTTCTGCGCCTAATTTCCCGAGTATTCGGGCTGCTTTAAATGGAGATTTACATGCCTCAAAACAACACAGGAAACCCGATCGGCGAGTACGGCTCGGACGACCCAAAGGACCTGGTCGATAACACTGAGAACTTCGATTTCGCTATGAATAGCGACGAGGACACCTGGGAGACCCGGTTAGGGAAGCTCAACAAAACCTGGAATGGCCTGCAGCAGCAAGTCACCGACTACCTGATTGCTCAGGGCTACGAGTCTGTTTATCTGACTTACGGGGTCGGCGTGATCGTGCAGCGCCAGACGCAGCTCGTCCAGCGCAGCGGCGAACTGTACCGGGTCATGAGCGCCTCAGACATCCCGCTCACGCTCACCGGCACCTGGGCGACTGACGCGCCGAAGCTCCAGGCCGTTGGCGATGCCGCGTTGCGCGTGCTTCTTGCGTCGACCGCTGGCTCTGGTCGTGTTGGCCATAGCCCGACATCTACCTACGACCCCGGCACAGTCGGCGCCGAGCTGCTGCGCATAAATAGCAACATGGGCGTTCCAATCCAAGGCAATCTCTCGGCGTTGTTTGCTCAAGGCATTCTGCCGTGCACGACTCTTTGGTGTGCTGACTCAAATGGTGCAGGGGCGGGCCAGCCAAACGGTTACGACGGCGGATACCTTGGGCGCCTGATCCGATCGCTGATGAATACCTTCGATGAAGGGTTCGGATCGACGGATCGTGGCTACATGTATGAATCCGTAATGGATCCGTACCTGATGCTCAATAGCGAGCCTGGCTGGGGCATAGACGGCCCTGTCGAGTGGCTGCCGAACGGTGTGGCTGGCGGCGTAACCGGAACACTGCTCAAGGTTCCTGTGGGCTCGGCCATCACCAGAACCGGCCAAGAGGTGGCGCAGTGCAAGCTGTTCTATAAATACGCTGCGGCAGGCACCGTGCGGATCACTGTGAATGGAGTGATCGCGTCCGATCACGTCCTTACATCTGCTGGTCGCTCATCTGACATCGGCTTGGCGCCGGGCGGCGCATACATCAAGCCGACTGACACCATCCGGATTGAGCCTATTTCTGGCGAACTTCTATTCCAGGGCTTCCGCGTCCTGCGCAAGAGTGGCAGCCGTGGGCCGATCACCTTTGTCGCGCCGCAGGGAAGTCAGGGCTGGGATGACTTCTTCGATGATGAGCGATGCGTCCCCCTGACCAACTGGGTCAAGGATGATAACGCAAACGGCTACGTCCTGCTGGGTATGCCTCTTGGCACAAATAACATCGTCACCACCGTGGGCAAACAGAAGTCACCGACTGCCTACGTAACGTCGATGGATGCGTGCATTCAGAAGTATCGCGGCAAGCTGTCCGGCAATAACGTAGCCGTCATGATTTGGGTTCCTCCGCGCCCGAATCAGGCGACTTACGCGCCATACGAGGATTACGTTTCCGCTATCGTTGAGTACGCCCGAACTCGCGACTACATCATCCTTGTGCGCATGGATCTGTCGGGGATCTATGGCGCCAAGTTCATGACTACCAACGTGTCAGACCCTGCGCCAGATCTGCACTACAGCGATTATGGGCACGCGGCGATCGCGAGCGTATTTGCCGCGACTCTCGGCATCACGATGCAGACGCGCTACCCGACGTTTCCCGCGCCGGCCTCTTCGGTTCCGAAGCTGGCGGCAACCGCCAAGAACACATGGACCACGTCCACGGCGGGTTCATACCTTGGCGATGATGGTTTCGTCGACATGGTTGGGTATTTCGCCCGAAACGGCTCGACCAACTACATCTTCGGCAACGTGGCCGCTGCACTCATCCCGGCAGACGACGTGCTGACATTCATGGTCGACGACCAGGGCGTGTCACACACGGTCGTCATTCGTCCGGTCACCGGTCAGCTCGAACTGGCAAACCAGACCGTAACCGGGATCACCAATCTATTCACGACCGGCGCATGCCGATACAAGCTGGCGTAAGTCCCGCGCCGCAAAGCAAGACCCCCGCCTCTCGAAAGGGCGGGGTTTTTTTATTGACTGGAGAAACGTATGCCGATCACTCAGCAGCAGCTGCTGCAGATCCTTCCGAACGCCGGCAAGCAGGCTGGCGTGTTTGCCTCGGCGCTCACGTTGGCCATGGAAAAATACCAGATCAACACTCGGCTGCGCATTGCCGCCTTCGTCGCCCAGGTTGGTCATGAATCCGGCCAGTTCCGCTACGTGCGCGAGTTGGGCGGCGACCAGTACCTGAGCAAGTACGACACCGGGTCGCTGGCTGCGCGCCTGGGTAACACGCCCGAGGCGGACGGTGACGGCCAGAAGTACCGCGGGCGCGGCCTGATCCAGATTACCGGACGCGATAACTACCTGGCATGCAGCAAGGCGCTGTTCGGTGATGATCGTCTGCTGCGCACGCCTGAACTGTTAGAGCAGGCCGAGTGGGCTTGCAAGTCGGCGGCCTGGTTCTGGAACTCTCGCAACCTGAATGCATTGGCTGACGCAAAGGATTTCAACGGCATCACTCGGCGCATTAATGGCGGATTGAATGGCCTGGCCGAGCGTTTGGCGTTCTACGAGACGGCGCTTCGAGTGCTGGCCTGACAGGATCTATATAAAGGAAGGGATTCGCCGGCAGAACGCCGTAGATGTGGGGCGCCAGAAGGCGCCCCAGGGGGATCAGTTGGCGCAGAGCTTGGCGTCGGCCTTCTGCGATGCGCGATACGTGAATCGATCTTTCAGCTTCAGGATTGGCAGCTCGAACAGATGGAAGGACGCGGCTGCAATCGCAAAGGTCAGCAGCAAGCGGATGCCATCCATGACCGGGGCGCCGTAGTCGGGCATCCAGTGGTTGTACAGGGCTGCGCTTATAGCCATGTAGGTGAAGGCGTGCCAGATATACAGGCCGTAGCTGATCCGTCCGATGTAAGAGAGTGTTTTCCATTCCGGCACCGGCAGGCGGCCTGCTGCCGTCAGCCCGATGATTCCGGCGAAGAACAGGGCCAGACCAAGCATGAAGGCGCTGTCGCTTCCGTTCATGGATGCGCCCGGCAGGAAGTACGCCAGCACCGTCACGGCCACGCCGGCGAACAGCACTGAGTAAGACAAGTTGATCAGCTTTTCTTCTGATTCGCGATAAGCCAATGCCAGCAAAGAGCCGAGGCAAAGTGTGTCGAAGTTGGAAGTGAGAGGCGCAAACGAAACATAGGAAATATTGTGCGCAATCCAGTATCGCGATATTACGCTGACCGCAATAAGGATAATTGCCAACGCCTTTAGTTGCTGCTTGCTGACAAAGAACACAACAAGAGGCCAGAGCATATAAAATTGCTCTTCAACTGCCAGTGACCAGGTGTGACCCAGCGCCATGCCCGGTGGAAGCGCCAGATTGTTTGCGCCCAGGAAGTAGTTTTGAAGGTAGAAAATAAAGTAGGACCAGCCTTCATACTTCGCGCCAAACCACGCGCACCACAGCGCAACAACGGCAATATACAGATAGTAGAGCGGGAAGATTCGCAGGCATCGGCGGGTATAGAAGGTGATGAAATAGCTGGCGGTGCCGCTTTCTCGGTTGTCGAGCAGGATGCCGGTGATAAGGAATCCCGACAGAACAAAGAAGAAGGGGACGCCAAGCCATCCATAACTGAACGGCGCCCATCCAAGGTGGTAGAACATTACGCCCAGAACGGCGAACGACCGCAATACATCAAACCCGCGAATATGCTTCATGCTTTCAATCCATTTTTGAGGGTCGGGAATTTACTACAAATGCCCAGTCACTTCTATCAAGGTGTCGACGGCTCTGATCGGCGGGTTACTCGGCTCTATACTGTCCGAAAAAGCCAGAGGCCTGGCCAGCGCCTTCAGTGCTTACCGATATCCCGAATTCGTCGACAGTTGTCACCGTCTGAAGAGCGGTTTTTACGGTTTGCACAGGTCGATGCTCAGGATTTACCGCGCCAATCACGCCGTGGTCACCGGAAATCAGTTTGATTAGATTTCCGCGCTCATCGCACTGGCATGGGATTTCTACAGTTGCTACACCGTTTTCGTCGATTTTAGATGGGAGCGCCGTACGGGCGATGGTGTCTGCGTACACCTTTCGGACTTCAGCGATCTTTTCATCGACTTCCGCCTGGCTAATAGGGGTCGCAGAATACTGGATGTCGTTTGTTCCCAGCCTGATCACAATAATCTTCGGCTTTCGCTTTGCATTCCTCATTTTTGTCGCCTCAGCAGTTATTGGTTGTCGAGCATCTTGTTCACGTCCGGGGGATTTAAACCCCCGGTCGGTCGTTGTGTTCCGTGGCCTGTAGCGGTGTGGTAGCTGAAAAGCTGCTGAAACCGCATTTAGCCGTGACTGATAGTCCCTTTCTAGTCACCCGTTTTTTTCATGGGAGATTCGGACAGCTTTCTTGCTTGATACATGGCCCTGTACGCTTCCCATGCAGGGAGGTCGCCCTGGGTTGACAGCCGAATAGTGTCCTCTCCCATCCTCCAATACGCCACGCCTTCAGCGCCGGGAAACTTAAAGGTTGCAGACCGGTCCTTGTCGTGGTCATTCGCCCATAACACCTCAGCCTCCGGCCACTCCTTCAAAACGGAATCAATGACCTCCTGCTTGAGCGCTGCGCGGTTTGCGATTCCGGCAACCTCGGCCTCTTTGCAGGACGGCGTGCAGTACAGGCTTCGACCTTCGAAAACTGGATCATGCGGAAGGTCGTCGCCGTCCGTTGAGTCGTCGGATACTTGGCAGCCGCAATGGTTGCAAGTCTGCCACCATCCGGCGTCAATGAAGGCTTTCGCGGGCACCCATCCCTGAGCCGAGAATTCATCGGCCCAGTGAGCGCGAACACAGGATTGAACGCCTTCCCACTCGCACCCAATCTCATTTCCGCCATGGCGCCGAGCTTCTGCGCTATTGGTCGCGAACACAATCACGCCAGATTCATCATCCTGAACTGCGTAGGCTTTAGTAGTCTTCACTTTGTCGACGGTCATTGCGCGCCCTCCTTGTTGGTCGGCTCAATCTTGATGCCCATGGCTATGGCTTGATTGCGCCGCACCTCTTCAGGACTTGGTCCCTTGCTCAGTTCAAGGGCAAGCGCTGCCATCTCGGCGGGGATTGCTCTGACCTTTGCCGGCTCCGCGCCGGCGGATAGCACAACCCGGGCAACCCTGGCCCGGCTGTTTGCATATCCCCGGATCTGGGTCATGTCCTTCATGAATTCGTCGCGCCCGGCCTGAAGGCTGATTGTCTCCAGCGATTGGGCGGCGTCGGCCAGCTGGGCGCGGAAGCCATCGCAAAGCGCCTTCAGCCCGTCGATCTCGATCTGGTCCCCTTGGCGCGCAAGGCGTGTCAGCTCCAGGTCGATGCCCAGCCGCTCAGCCGCCTCGGCGCTGGCGTAGCAGATCATCGTTTCGAATAGCTTGTGCTGCGACAGCTCAACATAGCGAGCCCTGTCGCAAGTTGCGTAATCGCTCAGGCCCTTTCGGCGGTAGAGGTAGATCTGTTCGTTGCTCATGCGCTTGCTCCCGACTTTGCGGCGTCGATAACGACCTTGGCGTGCTCGCGCATCGAGGCTCTGCCTTGCTCGGGCATGTGCTCCCACGGGTAATTCATGCACGCGGCCAGCTTCTGGGCGGCGGCCTCTAAATCTAGATGCTCTTCTTGCACGGCAGCATCAATGCTGTACGCGTCCCGAAGCTCAGCCCTCAGCGAGGCGATGAGGCTCTTCTGCTGCTCGACGACTGTGTTCAGGCGGTCGACCTCGCCGGCATCGGATCGGGTGAAGAGCGGAGCCAAATCCTTTACCTCGACCGCCTCAACATCAGGCGCTTCAGGCTCGATCTTGTCGCGCCAAACAAGGCCAATCCCGGCGGCGTGCACGCGCACCTTGTAACTCCATGCTACCGGCTCACCCATGCACTGGGCCGTGGCCTGGATGATCCCGAGTAGGTGGTCCGTGCCGATTTCTTCGGTTTCGCCAAGGCACATGCTGTCACCTTCAATACGGGTGCACTGCGCGTCTTCGGTTAGTTCGCCAGAGCTGCCAATCCAGCCGCAGCGCTGACATTCCGAGGCGTAGTAGCTGCCGTCGAGCGGCTCTTTCCCGATGAAGCGTGGCACGTTTGCCATCTCTTCCTTGCTCATCACTCACCCCTTCGTTTATTTGTCGCCGGACTGCCCGGCCTTCATGCTATTCGATATTTACAGCGGGTCAGAGAATTCAGGGTTCTTGCCCAGCTCTTTGAAGAGGGTCAGCAGCGCATCAAGTCCGCCTTCGGCAGCCGACAGGACGGCGGATCGGTGATCGCCGCGCAGGACATAAACCTCTTCCTCGTCAATATCGAAAAGCGATGTCTCTGGCTCGTTGGAGTCAGTTGGCCGCTCAAGATACTTTGCGACCCAGCCAACGCCGCAGATGGTCGGCAGCATCTTGGCGCCGGTTGGGTGCCATTCGAGATTCACCTGACAGCAGCGAGCCAGCTCCTCATAAAGCTCTCGCTGAGCCGGAGACATGGCGACCAGTGAATTCATCTCATCAAAGAGAGCTATGGCTGTCGACGTCGAAATATTGAGCTTCATGGTTGTTGCTCCTCATGGTCTGCCGCCAGCGCCTCAAGTGCGAACTGCACGGTGTACGGTGCCTTGCGGTAAGTTTCGTGGTCGGTGGCCGCCAGGTAGTAGCGCAGCGCCCGGTCACTCATGCCGAGGGCGGCGGCTGCCTTTCGCTGGCTGATGCCGGCCTTATCCAGCAACCCGCGCAAATACGCCGGGTCTGGGTTGTAGGTTGTTGCGTCTGGCTTCATTGCGACTGACTCGCTGTGATTGGTAAAGCCCCGGCTAAGGGGCTCCACTGCGGGCGATCATGGAAGAGAAGGCTTTGCCAGCGACCTGGCTGCTTCGAGGTGGTAGCGAACATCACGGACCTGGCCGGCAACATAGCCGCCGATAAACCCTTGGCCATCTACTTTTGCTGCCAGGTGGCAATTCAGTGCGCCCTTCAGCCACTGCATTGCTTCGTTCAGGTGGTAGGCCTTGGTCATACGATGATGCTCCGCTATTCGCCGCGCCGTTGTGGCTGGCATGGGCTTACTATAGGAACTATGTTCCTATCTTGCAAGAGTCTGAGCAGGATATTTTTCAGCGCTGCCAAACATCGCCGCCGCCTTATCCCCCGACGAGTCGCCATCGGTTGGAATCCAGCGCCCGTATACCCGCGCAATCATGAGCCAAGATGCGTGCCCCATCTGCTTGGCCACCCACATAGGATGCTCGCCCGCGCTCAGCATCATCGAGGCGTAGGTGTGCCGGGTCTGGTACGGGTTCCGGTAGCGCACGCCTGCCCGGCGAATGGTCGGCGTCCAGAGTGATTTGCGCAGCTCCTGGTCGCCGTTGAATGCCCGGTTGTGCCTCGGGTCGTGGAAAACGGCCTTCCCTTCTATATAGGTGTGCTCGCGCTGGGCCTTCAGTGCCTCGAATGACATGGGAAGCAGGCGCACGCTACGCACCCCGGCCGCCGTCTTCGGCGTCTCTGCCTCGCTGGCCGCCGCCGTCAGCCCCCGCGACACCCTCACTTCCCCGCGATGCCAGTCAATGTCGCCCCACTCCAGCGCGACCAGCTCCGACGTGCGCAGGCCGGTCCAGAAGGCGAACTGCAACAGGTTCCGATACTGCCCGGTCGCTGCCGCCAGAATGGCCCGCTGCTCGTCCGGGCTGAATGGGTCGATCTCGTCCTCGGTGCGCGGCTTGCCCTTCACTGAATACGTCCAGCCGGCCAGCGGGTTCGATTCGATCAGCTCGTCGTCCACGGCATCGCTCAGGGCCGAGCGCAGGCAGCTTTGCACGTTGGCCAGCCTTTTGTTGGTCGCCGACATCTTGGCCATGGCCGCCTTGACCTCTTTGCGCGTGACCGATGCCAGCGCCAGGCTGCCCAGCGCCGGGGCCAGCACCCCCGCAACGATCTTGCGGTAACCGTCCAGTGTTGACGCCTTCAGGATGCCGGCCTTGCGCTCAAGCCATTCGTCCAGGTACTGACCCAGCGGAACCTGCCCGGACTGGCCGACAGCCGACGCCGCCCGCTTCGACCGGGGAAACGCCTCGGCATAGTCAAACTCGCCCCGGTGAATCGCCAGATCAATCGACGCCTTCTGCTGCTGCGCCCGCTTCAGGTTGGCCGGCGTAGGCTCCAGCGGCAGGCGCTCCCGGCACTGCTTGCCCTCGACCATAAAGCTGATCTCGATACTGCTTTTCGATGCCGCACGCACCCCGCGCTTCGCAGCCATACGCCACCCCTGACGATTCGTTTAGTTGGCCGACAGTTTAGACCTGTGCCGCGCTGGGCGGCACCGGGCGACTATTGGTTAGGCCAGATCGGCTAGCGCGAAGACGATGCCGCGGCAGTAGCTGTCCTCGCCTTCCATCACGTCGAAGGTCGAATGCGGGATGTCCGTCTCATAGATCCAGCTGAACCCGCCCTTATCCCACACGGCATTGATCTTTTTGGCGATCGGCTCACGCTTGAAGAACGACTTCAGCTCGTCGTCGTCCTCGATGTTTTCCCGATCAGGCAGCAGTCCTTCAGCGTCCACCAGCGCGGTTCCGCCGTTGTAGCAGCCGAACTCGTCACGGATGGCGCCCTCGAACTCCATCAGGTCATCGCTCGCGCCGAACACGATCACAAGACCGGAAGCCTTCGCCTGCTCGATCAAATCCTTCGGAATGGTCCGGTGCGCTGGGTATTGGATGCCGTCCAGCAGTGACGCCAAGTATTCCTTGATCATGATGATTCCTCGCCCGCCGGTCACCGGCAGGCTCTTGTGTGGGGAGGGGGTTAAGCCAGGAAATGGTGGCCAATGGCGACAGATGCCGCTTCGGCCTCGGTGCTAAACATCAGTTCGCTGGTGCTGGGCGACCCCCAGCTTTCGTATCGGACCTTTCGCCACCATTTGCCGTAGGCTTCGTATGGCTCGCCGATTATCTCTGTGACGTAGCAGTCGACGAGGTTCATATCTCGAATTCCTCCCCGTCACAGCTCGGCGTTCCAGCCTTGGCCAGTGCGATCACCTCTTCGGCCTGCTTGACCAGTTCCGGATATTGATCGTTCCAGTTCTGCTTGTAGGCCTTGGCCAGCATGTCTTCGAGCGCCTTCAGCAGCTGCGGAGCCGTGCGCATCAGGTAGGCATTGGCCCAGGACTCGTCGCCGATGCAATACTTGATGCCGTTGTGATCCATGGCGCCGAGGTTCGCAACGGTCAGATAATCACCGTCACGCATCACATCAATGCTGTAGTCCTCGCGACATACCAGCCAGTCTTCCTTCGTGTGGTTGCTCATGGCTTCAGTTTCTCAATGGTGAATTTGAAGGTGCTGATGTCGTAGCCGCGCTCGATCAGTTCATCCTTGAGCGTTCGCCCGAACATCCCGGTCAATTTCTCGAAGTGCTCCATCAGGATTGGCGTATCGCGGCGGCAGCTCGACGATCCAGCATCGTTATGAGCCTCGCTGTTGCGCCAGAAGTAAGTCAGCTCGTTGCTGTCGCCCGGCTCATGCGCCCAAACGACAGTTACCGCGCTCTTCGTGCCGTCATTCTTTGGCGCGCGTCGGCCCTTTGGATATCTCATGCCTTCACACTCCAAACGCTGCCGTCTACCAGGTCACCGCGGCGAACAAACTTCGCCCCGCCCGTCAGGTGATGCAGGATCGCGAACTCCGCAGAAGTGCGAGCCAGCGAGTAGGTGCGCCCGGTCGGGCGGTGGGTGTAGATCGTTTCCATGCGGGTTACTCCTGGCTGAGGATGTCGAGTTGGGCTTTGGCGCATTCGTCCGGGCCGTGCGGCAGGCGGTTCGGTTCGATTACTTCGTACTCACCGTCATCACTGTGATGACCGGCTTCACGTCGAGACTCGTTGTCGAACTTGTCGCGCAACGATTTGCTGATCGTGATTTCGTGGCGCGTCTTTAGCGCTTCGATTGCGCCATCACGCCCGAGCGAGTGCAGATGGCGAATGCATCCATCCATCACCGATGCTTGCTCGGAATCCTCGGTCCAGGTCATCAGGTCTTCCAGCATGTTTCGAGTGCCGAGCCTGACCCGGTGCCTAAGCTCCTTTTCGTCGTACTGCTCGCGCTTCTTCGCGGCCTTCGCTGACCGCTCCTTCGTCGTCTTCGCCATATCCCTATCCCTTATCCTGCAAAGCGCGTGCGGTATTGCACGATGTCGCGGACTGTCGAGGTTCCGCACTTGAAAACATCGGCCAGAAAGCCGTAGCCCTTTCCGCCGGTTTCGTAGATGGCTCGCATTTCGGCCACCTGCTCGCTGGTCAGCTTCGACCGGTGATGCGATGCGCCGACCCGGCAGCCGCTGGGCGCCCTTGCGATCTGGCTCATAATTCGTCATCCCGGCAGATGGCCTCTGCCCACTTGCTCGGCGACGAACAGCGGATAACCTGGTTGATGATCGGCCTGCAGGCGATCCGGACCTTATCGCGCACTGAGTAGGCTGAAGCCCTGATGGCTGAGTCGGTCCCGTGAATCCGGTAGGCGAGCAACAAGATCAGGATCGCGTCCAACATCGTTAACTGGTGGCTGGTATTTGGCATGGTCATGGGTGATACCGCTTGCTGGCAGGTTGTGTTGTGGTTGGCGCGCCCGCTGGCGCACCCTTGATCGGATCATTCGGACTGGCTCGGGCCGGGGAAGGTGATTCGGTAGGTGTTCACCAGCCGGTCCATCTTGTGCCAGCCGATGCCGACCTGCTTCTGCGCCTGCTTCTTGCTCAGGCCAATCTGTGCCAGAGCCTTGATCCGCTCGACCAGGACCTTGTCCTCGATCGGGTTTGCCTGCCTGCTGCCCGGGTGATGCCCGGCACCATTGCGCAGCTGAATTCCTGATTGCTTGCATATCTTCGTTATCCGGTCCTGAGAAATGCCCATGTGCTTGGCCATTTCCGTTTTGGTCATCGTTTCGCTCAGCGTTCGGATTTGATCGGCCAGCTGTCGTAGCTCGATCTCTTCCTGCGTCAGCTGAGGCTCGATGCGCGGGGGGAGCGGTTTGAATTCGAAGGTTTGCAGCACGTCTATTTTGCCGCCCGATCGCAGGAACGCTTCTTGCGCCGCGGCCAGGTTCGATCGCTCAATCACTCGGAGGTCGTTGTATTGGTTCATTTGGCACCCAAAGAAAAGGGCGCTCAGCGGCGCCCTTGTAGTCGGTTAAGTCGGTTTGATGGTCAAGCGCCGATCAGGTTGTGGAGTGGCGCGAACGGGATGTCGTCATCGAAGCTGTCAGGCGGCGCTGCCTGCTGGTTTTGCTGCGGGCGCTGACTCTGCTGTTGTTGCGGGCGTTGCTGGGGCGGCTGGCGCGCAGCCGATTGCTGCTGACTGCCTTCCTGCGGCTTGCCGCCGAGCAGCTGCATAGTGCCTTGCATATCCACGATGATTTCCGTGGTGTAGCGCTTGACGCCATCCTTCTCCCATTCGCGGGTCTGCAGCTTGCCCTCGATGTAGACCTGAGAGCCCTTGCGCAGGTACTCCCCGGCGATCTCGGCGACCTTGCCGAACATGGACACGCGGTGCCATTCCGTTCTTTCGACCTTCTGACCGGTCTGCTTGTCGGTCCATTGCTCGCTGGTCGCGAGGCTCAGGTTCGTTACTGCATTGCCGTTTGGCAGGTAACGGACATCCGGGTCTTGCCCGCATGTACCGACCAAAATCACTTTATTGACGCCGCGTGCCATATTTCTCTACCTCGATGGGATACCCCGGCGTCTGCCAGGGCTTAATTGGTTATGCCGCTACTTTTTCCAGTCTTACGCCGGCCATGCTGAACGCCGAGCCTTGATCAGCGACCAGAGCGTCGATCGCCTCCCAGTTGACCGACAACACCGACAGCGGGGCCTCGCCGGCGGCCACGGCCTTGACCAGAGCTTCCAGGTCGTAAACATTGGCCTGCATTGGTGTTGCCTGATTGGTTTGCGTAACTGCCGGCTTGGCGGCCTGCTGAGCGACCGGGGCAGTCGCCTGCTGAGCTACTGGGGCGGTCTTCACCGGCGTCGGAGTTGAAACCGGGGCAGGCGTTGCGACTGGCGCTGGATCCGGAGCCGCCTCGGCCGCTTTCTTCGCCTTGGCTTCGTCCTCGATGCGCTGCAATTCTTCTTTGCGGATCTGCTCGCGCTGGGCCTCGGCCTTCTTCTCTTCCGCCTGAAGGTGCTCGCCGATGCGAACCTTGATCAGGGCGACCAGATCGTCATTGGCTTTCATGACCAGCTGCTGAGCGTCGACAAACAGGAACTCGAAGCCGACCGACAGCTCGCGCAGGCTGTTGAGGTTGATGCTGATCGCGTCGCCGATGGCGTTGGCCTGGATCTTTGCGCGAGCCAGTTCGGTGTCGACGGCATCCTGAAGGGAGGCGATGGTGCGTTTGTTCTTGATCGCTGAGGCGAAGTCCGTCGGCACCGATGGAAGTTGGATTTTCCCGAGGCGCTTGTTTATCGAGGCGACGTGGTCCGTAAAGGCTTTTTCGGCGCGCTGCTTGATCTCGAGCTTGACCGACTCCTTCTTGGCAGCGAGGAGCTTTTCCGCCATCAAGCGGTTGTCGCGCGCCATCTTCGACAGCATTTCCTTCTGGCGCTTGATCGTGTCGACTGATTCGACCTGAGCGATCATCTGTGCCTCGGCGCTGTCCAGGGCGGCCTCGGCCTTCTTCAGCGCCTTGATCTGTAGATCAAGATCGGCAAAGTCCTGATCGGTCTTAGGCTCGCGAACCAGTCGGTTGTCGATAAAGTCGCGCAGGGCGGTCTCGAACACCTTGAAGTTGTCCTTGATCGCGATTTGGCCGCTGACTTGGACGTTTACCGATGGCAAGTCGGTGACTGTGGTGCCGACCACTTCGACCGCGGCCTCGGTCGGTACGAAAGCTTCGAGATCCGCGCCGAACTGTTTCCAGCCAGCGATAAGCGCTTCGGCGCGACCAGGGGCGGGGAAGTATTCCATCCAGACCAGGTTGTCGCGAGTGCCGTCAGAGACGACGAAAATAACCTTCTCAGCTCCGCTGACCAGGAGCTGCTGCTCAAGCTGCCAGTAATAGTGAGGATCGAGGTCTTTGTCGCGAACGGACTGAGCTAGCGCCTCGTTCCACATTTTATGCTCGAAAATGATGTTGCCGAGCATAGTCAGGCCGTCGAACGACGCCAGAAGCTCGCCGTCAGTTCCGACCACGGGATACAGTTCTTCACCGATAATGCCCTCGACAATTGGGCGGGCCAGCGCTTCATATTCGTGGCCGCGGTCGAACAGATATTTCTGGACCCACCAGTTAATGTCGCGGTCGAGGCCGGTCTTTTTGGCGAACAGAAGCTCGTTGCGCTTAATCTGTTTCGATGTGCCCATCATGGCTGGCGCTTCAGAAGCAGTACGGTAGTCGGCGCGCAGCGCGTGCCACTCGGCGGAGCCTTGAGCTACGTTATGAATTTTCATGCGACATCTCCTTCGAGGGCTTTGAGGTTCTGGATTTTTTCGATTTGCGCCGGGCTCAGCGTGTACTTGCTGCTGATCATCGAGATCAGCTTCTCGGGCGACGTGCGGCCGGAATCAATCAGCGGCTGCCACTTGTCGACGTTCTCTTCGAGTGTTTCGTCGGCATAGGCGGGGAGCGCGTCCGGCTCGGCTTCAGCCTGCGGCTGCGGAGTCACATCCCGGGCTGGCTCTTCAAACGCCTTCCCTTCCATTTCGTCAGCCGTCGGGGCTGATCCGACCTCGGGGAAGGCCTTGCGCAGCGCCTGGGCCTCGGCGCACTTGGCGAGTTGTGCATACGCTCGCTTCAGCCACATAGCATTCGGCGCCTGGGTGTCTTTTTTGGCCGTGGCGTAGTTCTCCAGCCAGCGTTCGTTGGCGGTGAACTCGGCGACCAGACCGTTACCCATCTGGCGCTTTACCGTCACCCGGCACCACTCTGGGAAGGTGACCTCTAGGCCGGAAAGCTTCATGGTGATCTCAGGCCCATAGACCGGCTCGCTGATCCCGGCATACTGGCCGGTGCGCGCTGCCTGGATACGGTACAGACCAACACCCGGCATCACGGTGTCAACCATGCGGCCGGCAGACTTGCTCCAGATAGGTACGATGTGGACCGGCTTCAGCATCGGATCAAGCTGGGCAGCCTTGCAGTAGGCCAAGACCATGACCACTGAGTTATGAGCGGCGCCTGGGTAAAGGCTGCTGCTTAACACTTCAACAAGGGCTGACTCGGACATGGCCGGAACATGCTCGGCCTGCTTCATAACTGCGCTCATGAATGATACCCCTTGGTCCTTTGGAAGGGACCATATAGTAGTTAAATCGGCGCGACCAGATCAGCCAGCGCGATGATTGTGAGAAGGAAAAGCCACGGCGACACGCCGATTAGCGATCCGGTCCAGATCAGCCGACGGCGCTTTGATTGGCGGGCGGTCATGTCTTCACCTCGTTGTATCCGAAGAAGTCGCCGATCTGCTCGACTGCCGAATTGATCCGCATCTGGGCGGCCTTGCGTTCGGCCAGCCGGATCGCTTCCCGCTCACTGCTCCGGGCCTCACTGGCCTCGTAGTCGTGAAAGATGTCGGTCGGCGCAACCTTGGGCCTGCCGTATGCGTCGTATCGCCGATCCCATTCCCGGGCCTGGGCGCTGTCTGCGTAGCTGGTGCTCATGGCTCAGCCCTCAGCAACTGGTCGCCGATGATGCGCAGGCGGTTGCGGATGCGGGCGCCTTGAGCGTTGATCTCTTTGCGCTCGTCGAGCAGGATCGCCATCGATCGATAGATGTCGTCCTCGTCCAATTCCTTGCCGTCCCATGCGTGGCACTCGTCAACCGCATGGAGCCAGCCGCGCCAAACGATGCTGCAATCAGGATCGTCGGTCACCTCGCCGCTCATGTAGCGGTTGCGGAATGGCTTCAGGTCAACGAATGTTTCGGCCTCGATATGCTGACTGCGGATTGCCTGGGCGTTCTTCCGCCATGCTTCCCGATGACGGGAATAGGCCTTGGCCAGCTCGCGCAACTTGTCATCGGTCGTCTGCGTCATGGCCGTGCTCTCACGGCAATCCTGTTGCCTTTCTGCGTGGTGGACAGCTGAACCTTGAGGTCGCAGACCCTGAAGTCCGGCGACTTGCCGATCACCTGATAAAACGGGATGCCGTGCGCAATGATGGCCAGGCCGCGCTCGATCTCTTCGAGCTGTTCGTCGATCAGCGATTTAACGATTGGCGTGGTCATGCGTGCATCCTCGCGGCAGACTGGCAAAGGCGCGACACTCGCAATGCGCGGGCGGCATTGATGCAGTTGTGCAACTGGGTCGACTCTTCGTGCTCGATATCGCCAACGAAAAGCGCGTAGGAGACAAGTCCTGCGAGGTAATTCATTTCCGCCTCGCTGCCTACCACGTCGCCGGCTGGCATTGCGTGGATCCGTTTCAATCGTTCATCGAAAACCGCTCTCGCTGTTGAGTTGAACATTTCAGTTTCCCTCGGTGACGTGGAAGAGACCGCTAATTGCGTGCTTTAAAGGCGGCTGTGATGGCGGATGGTGCGAGCCTGGCCGCTGCCTGGAATCCGCTGGCGCGCCTGGCGTGCAACTCGCTCGCTCGGGTAGGTGGCAGACCCGCCCATCTTCCCGGTGACGAACAGCCCGCGAAGGCTGATCACGTTCATTTCAAAGTCCTCGCCCTGTAGGGCCATCCCTGTTTCATTGTTCATGTGCTTGCACCCCTGCTTGCGTTGGTAGTTAGTTTCCCGCTGCCGACTCATCGAATCGGCACTGGTGAATCCGGTCAGTAGTCAACTACAAGTTGACTACTCATCCCGTTGATTTCATTAGCTCAAGCACCGTAATTGCTGAGTTATAGCCTCGAGCCCACTCAGCAGGCTTGCCTCGCATTTCATCTTTCAGCCTAATGATTGCCTCATCGATCACCAGGCTTCTTTCAGCTTCGTATTTTTTACGCCAGTTGATCGGCGCCTTTGTCGGCGTCGCGTGTCGCTTCTTGAAGCCCGCCATGAATTCTTCAGCTGTAGCCATTTTCGCCCCTCGAACGGTCAAGTTTTACTTGTCAGTTGATTTCCCAATGCCACCTCATCGAAGTGGCATCAGTGAAATTCTCTCCGGCAAACCTTGCGCGCCGATCTCTCGGTCACGGAAGCATGCCGTGTTGCGTACTGTTCCCAGGAACTCGTCCTGGGTCTGTCTTCAGCCATGTTAAAGAGCGGTCGACTCAAGTCTCTTGCAAGGGACTGAATCGATGGATTGAAAGGTAACTCAAGGTTGCGGACCTGTAAAGTCCTCGCTGTGAAATAATTTTTAATTTGCCGGGGACTTTAAAGGGACTAGACTTGTCGTAATACCGTTGAAGACTCCGCAACCGTTAGTTACCATAGCGTATCAGCCGGCGGGGGAGTAATTCATGCAAGGTGTTCCGCTAAAGCAGTTGGTCGCAGATCTTGGCCCGGTGAAAGTCGGAAAGATGCTCGGAGTGAGCCACCAGGGAATAACGAAGGCGGTAGAGGCTGGGCGAGAAATCTTCGTCACCGTGCTACCGGACGGGAAGGCAGAGGGTAAGGAGCTGAGCGACTTCCCGATCGTAAAGAAGAAAGCAGCACCAGACTGATAATCGTAAAACCAAGGGGTTGATATGGCATACGTACCAGATGAACTGATGCACGAAAAACAGATAAAAGTCCGACTCGTTGACAAAGAGTATGACGAGTGGAAAGAAATGGCTCACAAGGAAGGACAGCTGCACAGCGTTATGGCTAGAATTGCCATGCGGGCCATTCTCGAAGAGTACCGCAGGACCGGCGAGCTACCTGAGTTCATCGCCAAGCAGCGCGCATAACATTCACTTAATTTTTGGGGTGACCGCTTTGACCAAGGATGAATTTGTAGAGTTTGCCGGCGACAACCTCGCCGTCGTTGTAGTAGCCGCTGCAGTCCATGGCTTTACCAGGCTTTGCCAGGTCGAGGCGGTTATGCCTTCGGTGCGTGCTTGCATGATCAGCAAGGGAGTCAATCCATGACCAGGGAAGAATATTTCCAATGGACTGGCGCCGAACGCGCCGAAATAGAAGCGGCTGCAGCTTCCAGGAATATGACCGGCCAAGAGCTGGTCGAGCTCCTGATGGGCTGCAGCGTTCAGAAACTTGCAGAGATCGGCCGTCAGCCGGTGGGCGCCCCGCGCAATGCGGTCGTTTCCCAGGTCAGCGGGAATGTAATTCAGGTCAACTTCAGCGCCAGAGCGGCAGCTTCCTGGAATGGCCGGAAGGCGTATCAAGCGCCATCAAAACGCCGTCATTTCGCCAATCGCGTCAGCCTCATGCCCCTCCGAGTCCCTTCCACGGCACCAACTTCTAATTCTGCGCCGGTCCCTTCCACGTCACCTGATACTGTTATTCCATACAGTAGTTGTTAACTTACCAGACAGAACGTGCCCGCGCCACGTTTTGAACATCTTGGTTTCGTAGCGCGGGATCATATAGACACTACATAGGGGTTGCGATGATGGCGCCAGAAAATTGTCAGACAATCCGTCGAGCGGTTGACGTGCAGGTTTCGGGCCTTGCTGGGGCGGCTCTGGATTGGGCGGTCGCGAAGGTCGAAGGCGTGTTTGTTCATGTCGGCGATCCAGAGCTCGCCGATGACCTCCGTATCTTTTTCGTCAGGGACGGATGCATGCCAACCATTGTTAGATACCAGCCATCTACCGACTGGAGGCAGGGCGGCCCACTGATCCAGGCGCAGCAGATCGAGCTGGAGTGGGATGGCGTCGACGGCAAAGCCCTATGGTGGAAGGCCACGCACCAGGACATCGCTCAGTTTCAGATGGGTGAAACCCCGCTTATCGCCGCCTGCCGAGCCATTGTCGCCGCGCACCTGGGCGAGGTCGTGAGCGTGCCGGCCGAACTCATCTAAACCGAAATAAGCTAATCGTGTTGACGACTAGCCTATGCTGGTTTAGTGTGAAGGAATCCAGAGAGGGGTAAATCATGGTCACCATGTCAAACGAACAATTCGACACGCTTGCGGTGCTGATCAACGCATCAGGCGGCGTGAGCGACCAAGGCGCGAAAATAGTCCTGGTTGATGGCAAGCCAGTCAAAGAGGCCGCCGAAGAGCTTGGATGCACGATCCAGACGATTTACAAGTCTGTGAAGCGCTTCAAGTCCGCCTTGGAATTGGCCAAGGCTGTCGCTCGGTAAGCTGGATTTCCTATTCAAGGCGGTATACCGTGCAATCCAGTCTCTAACGAGGGACCGGAGCACACAAAAAAATGCCCCGGCGGGCTAGGTCGGGGCTGGATGTTTCTTTATACGCGAGGGAAGTATGACATACGCAATTGAGTGCGCAAGTGGCTGCGTGATTTATCGGCCGCTGAATTTTGTCGGATTTGTTCGGGGGGAATCATGAATCTTGTGACCCTATCCGAAATACTGGATCGCCCTATCGCCTTCCAGCGCCCATTCGTGAAGCTTGGCGTTGGGATCAAGGGTGCTCTGATGCTCTCTCAGGCCGTTTACTGGTCAAAGCGCACACGCGATGCTGACGGGTGGTTTTACAAGACCCAGGAGGAGTGGGAAGAGGAAACCGGGCTGGTCAGAAGTGAGCAGGAAACAGCTCGAAAAAAGCTGATCAAGTCTGGTGTCATGCAAGAGGTGAAAAAGGGCGTTCCCTGCAAGCTTTACTACCGCGTCGACCTCGAAAAGATTCTCTCAATCTTGTCTGCGACTTTCTCGCAATCCAGTATGCAAGAAAGTCCCAAACTGGACAGTGAGAAAGTCCCGAACAAGCGAGAGAGAAAGTCTCCGGCTATTACAGAGACTACTGCAGAGACTACGCAGGAGACTACGCAGGAGACTAAAACAGAGACTACGGCAGATACTTTGCCAGAGGGTTCGGCTGCGCCAAACGCCTCGGGCCTGATGGTCGTTTCTAGCTCGTCTCAATCTCGGGTTGAAATCCCCTCCGACATGCCAGGCCCTAAAGACCCTGAATGCAAAACCTTCAAGGCCTGGGCCAATTACGCCTTCGCCTACCGAAAGCGCTATCAGGCGTGGCCGGTGTGGAACGCCAAGGTCGCTGGCCAAGTCGGGCAACTGGTTAACCGCCTGGGCGCCGACATCGCCCACCACGTTGCGGCCTACTACGTCTCGATCAACGATGCCCGCCTGATCAACGACTGCCACTCGCTGAACAACCTGCTGGCCAAGGCTGAGGCCTACCACACGCAATGGGCGACCAATCGCCAAATGAACGGCACCACTGCCCGCCAGCTGGAGCAGACCCAGGCCAACATCAACGCAGCGCACACAGCGGCCGAATCAATCAGGAGCAAAGAGGGGAAGCGAAATGCTTTCCTCTGATGAGGTAGCCGAACTGTCCATGGCCTTGTGCGCGACAGCGGAGATCCTGGGGCAAGCCCTGAGCGCTTCAGCCGCTGAGCTGATGGCTGACGACCTGGCCGAGTATGAGCTTGACGATGTCGCGCGCGCTTTGCGTGCCTGCCGTCGCGAGCTGACCGGCAAGCTGACACTCGCCGCCATCCTCCAGCGCATCCAGGCGGCAGACGGGCGCCCCGGCAAGGACGAGGCCTGGGGCATAGCCATGTCGCTCAGTGACGAGTCCGACACCGTCGTGACCACTGACGAGATATCGCTCGCCTTGGTTGCAGCCAGGCCAATTCTCGACGCTGGCGACAAGATCGGCGCCCGCATGGCGTTCATCAGCGCTTACGAGCGAATCGTCCATGACGCACGCCGCGAGGCCAAGTCGGTCAAGTGGGAGCTGTCGCTAGGGTTCGACCCGAAACGCCGCGCCGTGGCCGTGGAGAAAGCCGTGAAGATGCAGCGCATCACCCAGGAGCGCGCTCAGCTGTACCTGGCCGACCTGTCGATAGCGCCGATCAAAGCTGACGGCCTGGCGCTCGCCGGGCTTATCAGCGGAAACGTCTACAGGCCGACCGAGAAAAATCGCGAGCGGTTCGATCAGCTGCGCGCCAACTTGAAGAAATTCAGGAAGGCCAGCGCCGAAGAGAAGCTGCAGATCAAGGTCGCGTCTGCAAACGACCTGGCCGACCGGCGCCGGGCGCTCATGGAGCAATCCGGCCTCGAGGTTGAAGTCGAAGTTGTGACCGAGATCGAAAGCGAGGATCAGCTGCTGGCGAGACTTAACGGAAAGCGCGAGAGGGGAGTGACGGCATGAGCACGGACAAGATGCGTGAAAGCTACGAACTGACCTACGCCATCTCCTGGCAGGGTGAAGACGAGGATTGCAAGGCATGGGAGCTGGCTTGGAATGCTTCCCGCGCCGCGCTGGTGATTGAGCTGCCGCCTGTGCGGCCCGAGCCGACCTCAAGTGGTGACGAGCTCAAAGCCGATGGAGAGGCTGCGGCGTGGAATATCTGGGTCGGTGAAAAGCTTGCGAAAGCCGATTGCCGAGAAGCCATCGAGGCTCAAGGCCTGAAGGTGAAGCCATGATGCGTGCATCCCCCGTATCAATGCGCCGAGCCCTTGAGGCTGCTCGCACCTATGCCGAGCATGGAATTCTGTTCGTGCCGATGCCGGTGTTCAACGAGGCTGATCAGGCCGACCTGGTTCGGCAAGTGGATGAGCGTCTGGAGAAAATGGCGCAGGACGTCGAGGGGGCTCAGCCATGACCCCTACCCAGCGCGCCACCGTGAACCAGCTCGTCGCTGACGGCTTCAAGGTCGTCGAGACCTGCCGCGACATCGTCCGGATGACCAAGGGCGCAGATGCTCGCCTTGTTCGTCAGGATGGCAGCCAGAAGCGGGCGAACCACGTCGAGCACAGGCGCGCCTAATCCCGTGTGGATAAACAAGCGCGGGGATTGCTCGCAAAACGGGATAGAACCTGCCTGGCGCGATGTCAGGCAGGATCAACGGGATATAGGGGTGGAAGGGATGAACGATCTGGATCAAGTGAATGTCGAGTTGCCGTATGACTTGGCAATGGGTGACGAGGCTGCGCGCCTTGAGTTTTATAAGTCGGCCCAGGCCATTCTGAAAAGTCGCCTGCAGGTCGGCGAGGATCACAAAAACCTCTGGTTTCGTACCCTTGGGGTCGAGACGGAGCGCGACCAGCTAAAAAATCAGGCGATTGAGCTGAGGGCCGCCCTAAGCCTGCCTGCCGAAGCTGATCATGATCAGTGCGTCGCCGCGATATATGGGCTTTTCCGGTCTATCGGCAAGACAGTGGTCCAGTCCGCCGGCCAGGATCTGGAAGTGCGTGAAATAATCGCTCAGCTCAAAGCCGAGGTCGAGCGCCTGCGGACTGCCGAAGGCGATGCGATGACCTACAAGGCCGGAATGGAGAACGTCGCTCAGCAGCGCGATCAGCTCAAGACCGAACTGGAAAAGGTCAAAGCTGACCGCAAGGCATGCTGGGAGGAATTCAAGGTCCAGGGTCGCCAGCTAGACCGGATCAAGGCCGAGAACGAGGCGCTACAAAAGCTTGCCGTAGAGCTTCGTGGCGCGGCCAAATGCTACAACCTTCACCACTGCAAGGCCGAGCAGCACGCGATCAGCGAGCCTTGCAAGGTGCTGGCTCGAATCGACGCCGCCATGACCAAGTGAGTACAAGGCGCACAGTGAGTCACATACTCACTGTGCGCCCAACCTTCCTCAGTCGTCCCGGTCAATCAGGTATCGCGCCTTGTCGAGTTCGTAGCGCTTTTCGCGCTGCTCGATGAGGTAGTAAAGATCTGACGGGGTGCCGTCGAAGTCCTTCGGGTCGGTCGCCCGTAGTTTCTCCAGTTCGCCCAGGTTGTAGGCCGCATGCTCGCGGCGCTCGGCGATCATTTCCCGGCACGTCGACATGAACACCGGGCAGTTCTCGGTGTTGCGGTTATACCAGCGCGCCATCTGGCAGAAGGCTTCAAGGTGCTCGCCATCGAAGTTGCTCAGGCTGTCCCCGCGAAATTTCCAGGTTTCGCCGTTGTACAGAGACAGGACGAACGACTGAAGGCTCAGGGCGGCCGAGTAGTCGGCTCCGATCAGCTTGTGGCGGTGAACGGTGAACGGGTTTTCAGTGGTGCTCATGGCGTGACCCCCTTTCTGTTTGTGAGTATGGTGAACCCAGTAATCACCGTGAGTATTTGGCGATGTACTGGTCGATAAAGTCCTGAATCACCGTCGTCATGTCCGACTCGTTGCGCATGCAGGCCCGGCGGAATTTTTCGTGCTTGGTTGCATCGAGGCGCACGTTCAGGCGCTTTTCATCGGTATTCACTTTGGTGGCCTGGGCCATAAGCTTCGGCGCGCGGGTGGCCACGTCGCTGCGTGCGGTGGTGAGAAGTGTCATATCAGGCCTCCAGTATTTTCTTCACTGCTTCTGCAAAGCGTAGCGATTCCAGTCTGATCTCGCTGTCGCCGCTTTCTGTCGGGGTTTTGCCTCGGGCAATGGCGGTCGGGTAGCCGATCCGGTCGCGCAGTGGCACCGGGACAACCGGCAGGCCGTATCCGTTCAGGGCCTCGGTGATCTCCCGGCCAAGGATCGTGTTCACGTCCAGGCAGTTCACATACAGCGCGATCCGGAACTCTGGCCGGATCGCCTGGTGCGCCTTCATCAGCTCGATGGAGTCGGCAGCCGACCAGATGTCGAACAGGCTTGGCGGGCATGGCAGCAGCGCCAGGTCGAGCGCCGGCAGTGCGTCGGCTGACAGCTCGCCCTTCGTGTCGATCACGCAGTAGTCGAAGCCTTCCAGCGCCTTCAGGTCCGACACCCGGTCGGCCGCGAATATCTCCAGCGACTTCGGTAGCTTGGCGACCTCGATCCAGCGCGCAATGCTCCCTTGTGGGTCCAGGTCTACCAGGGCGACCCGGTGCTTTCGTGCCAGCGCCCCGGCCAGCGTGACCGCGCTTGTCGACTTTCCCGCCCCGCCTTTCTGCGTCACAAAACCGATCTTTTTCATGAGTACATGGCTCACAGTGAGTATTTGACTCACAGATTACACGAATGTGCGGAAATCGCTTTGCATATTCGCGAGCATCGCATATAGTCCCTACAGAGGGACCAGAAAGGGACCAGCAGCAGGGGTTGGTGAAATGGCAAAAATTCTGATTGGGTACTCGGCATGCGAGCTGACCCGGAAAGCCTTTGAACAACATGGGCACGACGTCTGGACCTGCGACAAGCTTCCTGCTCGCGGCGAGCAGAGCAAGCACTTGCAGTGCGACATCTGGGTAGCGCTGAAGCTTGGATGGGATTTCGCCGTGCTGCATCCGATGTGCACCTACCTGACAACGTCGGGCGCATGGGCCTTGATGGATGCAAACTTTGAAAAATACCCGGGCGTTGGCTACCACCAAAAGCCGAACCCGGAAAAGCTCTATGGCGCCGAGCGCCGAGCCGCGCAAGCCATCGAGCTGGACAACTTCCGCATGCTGCTTGATCTGCCGTTTCCGGTCGCGATCGAGAACCCCGGGACGTCGGCCATCAATACCGCAATTCGCGGACCTGATCAGGTCGTTCACCCGTACCACTTCGGTGACGACGCGAGCAAGGGGACGGGCTTCTGGCTGACCAAGGGCACGCCGAAACTGGTGATCGATCCTGCCGCCTATGTCCAGCCGCGCTGGTGCCTACAGCCGAGCGGTAAGACCCTGCCGCGCTGGTCCAACCAGACCGACGCCGGCCAAAACAAATTGCCACCGCGCCCTGACCGCTGGCTGGAGCGCTCCGAGACCTACCCGGGCATCGCTGCCGCCATGGGCGACCAGTGGGGGCGGTTCATCGCCGAACTCATGAAAGCACAAGAGAAAGCCGCATGAAGCTGGAACCAAGCAAGTTAAGCAGTGACCCGGCACACATCAGGAAGCTGATCGCATCGACCGGGATGACGCAGAAGGAAGCAGCCGCGGCACTGGGCGTCGGTCACCGAACGATCGGCGACTGGCTCGGCGGCAAGATCAAATGGTCCTACCCGGCGCAGTACGCGCTGGAGTGTCTTGTTCAATACGGGGTGGTGAAATGAATATTCCTGAAGGGTTTGTGCTGGTTCCGAAATCCATGCTGCTGGACAAAGAGGTAATCGGCGCCATCAATTTTCACTGCGGCGACGGTGCCGACGGGCAGTTCGGCGAATATTCTGACGGTCACCTTTGGGTCGGGACCGTAACCGATGACGACGGGAAAGGGGTTCACGGCCTGCATCTGGCTACATCCGAGTACCCGGAGGAAGGCAGCACTACCCTGGTTGAGTTTCCTGCCGTCATTGTCGATCAGTCCGCCGCCCACCTGACCATCCCCGGCGCACTGGAGTGGGATGGTGATAATGGTACTCACGGTGCGGACGGTGAGTCGCGTGCTCATGGTGAGTCTCGCGTGCCTGTGCGTGATGCAATCGCTGAGGCCCTTGGCGATGCTTACGACTGCACTCGCGTGTGGTCTGCGTGGCAGGTCGGCACGATGGATCAAAACGACTTCAGCCTGATTGTCGAGGATGACAGCCGGCTTGATGAGCTCGCCGAGGCGGCCATCCAGGCATACGACAACTCTGAAGTAACTCGACTGCGCGCCCAACTCGCCAGCACCGAACAATCGCGCCGCTCGTTCTTCGACTTGAGCAAGGATCTGGAGAAGAGGCTGGCCGAATTTCAGCGCGTCCTCAGCGGGATGCTGTTTGCCTACGATGACGGCGTGGGTCGTGACTGGTCGGCGCCTCTGCTCGATCACGCGCGAACTCTTTGCCCGGCGGTCGAGTTCGTTCCGGCTTCCACCAAATGCGAATCCTGTGGCGACTGGGGCCATATCGAAACCGAAGACAGCGCCCATGACTGCCCTGAGTGCGGGCCGAGCGTTGTCGAGCGGGCTGTCGAGGCTGGAGTGATGAATGCGCCGAAGCCATACGTGGCCATGACCGAAGCGGAGGTTGACGAATTCCTATCGTCGTTCGGCGGTGGCAGCGGCAACAAGGCCAAGCGCCGGATCGCGGCAATCGAAGCGGCCAAAACTGAATCCGCCCCATGCTGGAGCTGCAGCAAGCCGGTGACCATGGAAGATCGAGCGGCCGCTGATGGTTACTGCCCGCACTGCGTGGCCGAGCTTGAGCTCGAAGGCTGGCCGATGGCCAAGCCCGCCAAGCCCAAGACATGCATCGAATGCGATCAGCCCCACTGCCCTGGCGTATGCGTTGAGCGCGGCGATCAGGACTATGACCGGGACCAGGCTGCGAAGGGTGGCGACCAATGAAGGCCCGTATCGAGAAGAAGCTGAGCAAGCGCCTCGTTCAATTGTTCCCGTCGCTCTACGGGCGGTCCTGGATCGATGAAGACCATTCTGAGCTCGCATACGAGCAGCGGACGCGAGTTAGCCACGTTCCGTCCGTTGGCGGTGAGTACTGCTCATATTCGGGTGATTGCAATGATACCTACAGCGCTTGGGATGACTGGTGCCGCATGTGGCCTTGGCACGGGTTGTTCGAGGAATACCCGGAAGGGCATGAGCACGAGTACTTCCCCAACACGGAAGGCTTCAGGCCGACCACCCGGAATCTGCTGAAGCTGGCCGCACAGAGCGAGCTGGCCGAGAGGGCTCGGAAATGATGACCTCCCTCGCCATCTGGCTGGCAATCCAGCTCCCGCTTGGCCATTTGATCGGACGGGTTCAGCGCCAAAAGCGCAAGTTTGACGAGGCGTTCAGGCATGGCTAGCGCTCCGAAGTCAGCGCCAAAGCCGAAGCCAATGCCGGTCTACCTGATGCTCAGGAAGATGATCGACCCGGCGACGGGCAACCAGGTCGCGGCGTTCGTGCCGGCCTCGGATGCCGACAAGTCGATCCTGGGCGAGAAGGGCTACAAGTGGAACGCCAAGGTTCGGGCCGACCTGAAACAGCCGCGCAACGAGCGGTTTAACAAGCTGGTGCACGGCCTGGGCAAGATCCTGGCGCAGAACATCGACCGATTCAGCGGCAAGCAGTCGCACGCAGCCATCAAGGCGCTGCAAACCGAGTCGGGCATCTACTGCGAGGAAGACAGCCTGGAGGTTCCTGGCATCGGCTCGCTGATCATCAAGCGCCCGCAAAGCCTTTCCTACGACTCGATGGGTGAGGAAGTGTTCCAGGACTTCTGGGCGAAGGTCTGCGGTTACCTGGTGCTGAAGGACTGGCCGACGCTCACAGAAGAGCGGTTGACCGAAATGGCGGAATTTGAAGGGTTCAGGGAGGCGGTATGAGCGAGATTGATTGGTTTGTTTGGTGGGTTGTTGGCTGCGGCATTGTCTTTAACGCCTGGCTCGTCTGGGGTTTGGCCAAGGTATCCGCTGGCCTGATCTACACGGCCATCGCTGCGGCATCGTTTACGCGGTTCTGCTGGGCCTGCGGGAGGGTTCACGGCTTCAAGGGTCAGAAATTCCCGTCATGGGTCTATGCGCCGCGGGTCTGGTGGGGGTTCTTCGCGGTGTCGCTGGGCGCTCGCCCTGGATCGATAAATCATATGGGCGGTGCCGGCGTCTGGAATGGCATCGGCAACTGGACGGTATTCCCTCGCAAGGAGGCCGAATCATGAGCAAGCAGGACAAGATCACCAAGGCCGCCCGGGGCCGGGATTGCCAGGTTCGTTTGCCGGGCTGCCCGAACAACACCGAAACAACCGTGCTCGCCCATTACCGGCTGGCGGGTACGTGTGGGATGGGTATCAAGCCAAACAACCTGCAGGCGGCGTTTTGCTGCGCCTGGTGTCACGATCGCATCGACGGCCGCGCCCGTTACGACATGCCCCGCGACGAGATCCGGCTGTACCACGCCGAGGGTGTTTTCCGCACCGTGGACATTCTGGTCGCTGAAGGGAAGGTAGCTGCATGATCCGCCGCCCATCCATGTTTCAGCAGCCAGCGCCATCGCCCTGGTACGTCAACAAAACCAAATGCACCGAGTGCGGCAAGTCTCGCGCCACTGGCAGTCATGCGAAGTGCAGCCGGGCGCGGCAGATGCGCTTTGCGGGGGAGAACAAGGCATGAGTCTGATCAAGCGATTTGAACGAAACACCGCCGGGCGTGACTTTGCAGTCGGCGACATTCACGGGCACTTCACCCGGCTACAGGTTGCGCTTGACGCCATCGGCTTCGATCCGGCCATTGACCGGCTATTCAGCGTTGGCGATCTGGTCGACCGCGGGCCTGAATGCCGTGACGTGCTGACCTGGCTGGATAAGCCATGGTTCAACGCGGTGCGCGGCAACCATGACGATTACGTCGTGCGCTTCGACACTTGCGACGTGGAAAACTGGGTCTACAACGGCGGCTCCTGGTTCGCTGGGTTGAATCGCGACGAGCAGGAAGAGTTCCGCGCACAGTTCGCCGAGCTGCCGATCGCCATCGAGGTCGAGACGGATGGCGGGCTGGTTGGCCTGGTGCACGCTGACTGCCCGTTCCCTTCCTGGCATGAGCTCCAGTTCGAGCTGGAATGCGCGACGACACCGAAACGCCTGAAGCTAGTGCAGAACAGCTGTATGTGGTCGCGTTCCAGGATTGAGCATGGCGACGTGTCGGGCGTGCTGGATATTCGTGCGCTGGTGGTTGGCCATTCGCCGCTGAGCGAGGTCGCCATCCTCGGCAACGTCTACCACATCGACACCGCGGGATGGATTCCGGATTTCGGGCACTTCACGCTGCTGAATCTGGAAACTCTGGAGCCGGCCAAAATGGAGAGCAAGGCATGAGCTATCTGATTTCGCACCAAATGCAGCAAACCTATAACACCTGCTTCTCGACGTGCATGGCCATGCTCAAGTGCGATCCGGTCGGTTACGTTGTTTCGCAGCTGCACGACTGGTACTTCGCCGGCGGCGTGAGCACAAGGCAGGCACTGGAAAGGCTGGAAATCCCATTCGAGTCGTTCGATACAGCGGACCTTCCAGAAATGACCCAGGACGGGGCTTATCTCGTTGCGGTGCCGTCATTGAACATGCCCGGGGGAATGCACCAGATTATCTGCGAGTGCTTCGATGGCTACCACGTCGTTCATGACCCGGCCATGGGGCGACCGGGCAGCAAACACTATGTCGCCGCCTTGACGGAAGGAATCCCGAACGAGGTGAAGCTCTACGGATATGTCATCGACGCATTCATCCCGCGCAGCTATCTGGCGGACCGGTACCGGTTCAAGCTCGATAAAAAGTGATGGCATTCTGATTATTACGGTCCCTGCAGAGGGACTGTATCGGATATGATAGCGCGCGTAGGCAAACAATCAGGGAGTGACCGAATGAGCAGATTGATAGGTATCGCTGGCCGGGCCGGCAGCGGAAAGGATACGGCAGGCGCGCACCTGGTCGAGCGTTACGGGTTCCAGCAGTACGCCTTCGCCGATCCGATCCGGGCAATGCTCGGCGCGCTCGGCGCATTCCCTGCGAGCGACCTGATCGACCGCGGCGCCAAGGAAGCGACCATCGACTGGCTGGGCAAGAGCCCGCGGCAGATGGCGCAGACCCTCGGCACCGAGTGGGGGCGCGAACTCGTTCACCCTCAACTGTGGATTCTGATGGCGCAGCGCCGACTGGATGCTGCCAAAGCCGCCGGGCATGACCTGGTTATCACCGACGTTCGTTTTGAGAACGAAGTGGAGTGGATTCAGGCGCAAGGTGGCCAGGTGATCTTCCTGAAGCGGCCGGGCGTGGAGGCGGTCAGCGCGCATGCGAGCGAGCAGTTCGACCCGGCTGACTTCGCCGACTGGTTCATTCGCAACGACAACACGATCGACATTCTGCTGCATCGCGTCGATGAAGCCTTGACGGAGCTGTTCCCATGAAGGCGAAGGCGACCCCCGAGCAATTCCGAGAAGCTCTCGCCACCATGACCGTGGAGCAGGCCGCCGACCACTTCGGCATGCACATACGCACGGCGTTTGCGCATAAAGCCAAGCTGGCCCGACAAGGCTGGAGCCCCGAGCACGACATGACCAAGACTGTCCCGGACGGATTTCACCTGAAGGGCACGTCGACGCTGTACGACGAAGGCGGAAAGGCCAAACTGCAATGGGTCAAGACCTCGATCGACCATGAGCGCCAGGCCGAAATGATGCGCGAGGCGGTGTCGGCGCTGTCCGCCGAGATCGTTCCTGAGATCGCGGTGAAGGCCCCGGCCCATACCCTGGATCAGCTGCTGAATTGCTACGTCATCACCGACTACCACCTGGGCATGAACAGCTGGGGCGAAGAGACCGGCGGCGACTGGGACATGAAGATCGCCGAGGACTTGCTTGTAAGCTGGTTCGGCGCGGCCATCGCCCAGGCCCCAGACTCCCGATCCGCCGTATTCTCCCAGCTCGGCGACTTCCTGCACTGGGACGGCATCAGCGCGGTAACCCCGACATCCGGCCACATCGTTGACGCTGATACCCGGTTCCAGAAGGTTGTTCGGGTCGCCATTGGCGTGATCCGCCGTATCACCTCGATGCTGCTGGCCAAGCATGAGCGCGTCGTTCTGCTGATGGCCGAGGGCAATCATGATCTGGCCTCGAGCATGTGGCTGCGCGAGCTGTTCGCCGCCCTGTACGAGAACGAGCCGCGAATCGAGGTCATCACCCGGCCAGATCCGTACTACTGCCTCGAGCACGGCCTGACCTCCCTGTTCTTCCATCACGGCCACAAGAAGCGCATCGACTCCCTGGAAACCGTGTTCATTGCCAAATTCCGCGAGGTCTTCGGCCGCACCAGGTTCAGCTACGCGCACACCGGCCACCTGCACCACAACGTATTGCGCGAAACCAACACCATGCAGCTGGAGCAGCACCGGACGCTGGCGGCGCCAGATAGTCACGCGAGCCGCGGCGGCTGGATGTCCGGTCGTGACGCCAAGGTGATCACCTATCACAGCCAGTTCGGCGAGGTAGGCCGGACCACGATCAGTTACGAAATGCTCGGGGGAGGTGCGGCATGACCCAGGCGCCTGAACTGATCCCGGCGCCGGAAGGATTCACTATCGATCTGCCGTGGCCGCCGAAAGAGCTGAGCCCAAACGCCCGCGTCCACTGGCGGAAGCGCCACAAGCACGCCAAGGCGTATCGGCTGGCATGCGGGCTCATCACCAAGGCGGCGCGCAACGAGGCACCGGACGGGAAACTCTATTTTTGGGTGACGTTCTTCCCGCCCAATCGCAGGAAGCTGGACGACGACAACCTCATCGGCCGATTCAAGGCGGGCCGCGATGGCGTGGCTGACGGCCTGGGCATCGACGACGCTCGCTTCATGACAACAGTAAACATTGGCGATCCGGTCCCGGGAGGGGCGGTTCGGGTTCATATACGCGGTCAAATTCAGGGGTGAATGATGAGAACTTTGGGCGAAATTATCGAGGCGGCAAAATCAGGCGAGAAGCCCGATTACGACGAGCTCCGTTATGCGGTCTGCGCAATGGATGCGCTGATGACGTTCGACCGCCAGGCGATCTGGAAGCTGGCCAAGGCCGAGCAGGAAGGCAAGAAGCCGGTGCTCGTTTACAGCGGGCTTTGGCAGAGAGACGAAAACTTCGGTCGAATCAAGCGAGCCATGGCAACAACCCCGAGGGAGTACGTCGGCGCAAATAATGACCCTGACAGCCCGGCAGTCCAAGAGCGTCGACGCAAGTCCATTGCGCTGATGGATCGGCTCCTTGCTGGCGAGGTAAAGCCATGATTTACGAAGGGGTGACGACTGACCGGGAGGCAGAAGACTTGCTGACCCACTGGGGACGCTGGACTGTTCAGGGGGCGGGGGTTCCAGGCTGCTTCGCTCCAGGAGAGGCGCCGGTGACGATCATTACCGACGACGAGGCGCTGCTGATTGACCGCTTGGTGGGTCGACTGAAGTTGCGGTACCCGGAGTGCGGCAGGGTGATCAAGCGCTACTACACCAGCGACCTGACAATCGCCCAGCTGGCCACCAAACTGGAAATGAGCAAGGAGTCGACGCGGCAGCTATGGAAGGCTGGCGTTGCCTGGGTAGATGGGGCTTTAGAATCTCGTCGCTCAGTCCCTTGACAGGGACCGGTCAGGAATTGTACATTTCCTTCATAGTGCGGTTTTACCGTCAGTAAAAAGATCAACCAACGCCACCGACGCGGATAAAACCGCCAGCCCGCACACGCGGAAACGTCTTTATTGGAATGCCAGCTCGATCGACAGGAAGCGCTCACCCCTCGCGGAATGTTGATTGAGCTGGCACTCCAATGCAGATGAAAAGCGCAGGCTGATGCGCCAAGGCCCGGTTGGATTCGGGCTCAATCCTGAAGCGGCAACTCCAACAAGCCGGAGATCAGCACCGGCCATCTGCATAGCCACAACAGAGCCTCGCCATCGTGCGGGGCTTTTTGTTTCCTGTGACAACCAACCCTGAGAGGGATATCGAAGATGATGAAGCGTTTATCGACTTACCTGGGGTTCGCGATCGCCGCGTGTCTGTTCTGTTTCTCGGTCCCCTCGATGGCCGAGCCATTGCGAACCTTCGGCTACCAGCTGGCCGCGCTCGCAGAGCCGCAGGGTGTCGCCATGCAGCGGCTGGAACTGACCCTCGCTATGTGGCGAACGGGAAGCGAGCCCGGTGATGAAAGCCTGAAAAGCAACCTGCGCGCATCCAGCAATCATTTCGTGATGACATCGGCCAGCGCTGACTCTGAAGGTGTCGGCTTTGGTGAAAGTCTCGCGCCCTGCTGAACACGCCTGATCGAAAGTGAAAAAGCCCGTACACGCTGCGGGCTTTTTTGTGCCTCCGAGGAAAGCCTCTACCCAAGTGGATGCTTTCCCGGACGTATCAAGTCCAACCACTTCGGCACCCGCGCAACAGTCCTTGCTCCGAGCGGACGCGATATGCGCGGAGTGCCGAACCTATTACACCGCCGAGACTGAGGCGTATGAGATCAACCCTTATGTCCGAACCCGGCCCACTGACTGCCGCTGGCGGTATCGCGCTGTACAAGCTGGGGGCCTTCGGCTTCGTAGCTGTACTGGCGGCCGTCGTCGTAATGGCTATGACCCTGCCCAAGACCGTGCGCGAGTTCACCGTCGCCATGATCAGCACGTCGGTGTCGAGCATCTGCGGTGGGGCATTCGTTGTCCGCTGGCTTGGCATTGCCCACTGGGTGAACGACGACGCGGGAATGATCGCCATTGGCGGAATCATCTTTGTGTGCGGCCTGCCTGCATGGGTATTGGTTCGCGCCTGGTTCAAGTGGGCCGAGAAGCGCCGCGACAACGATCTGACCGAGATCGTCAATGACCTGGCCGAGCTGCGCAAAGCGGTGACCGGCGCCAATCAACAGCAGAACCCATAAGGGAGCATCCCATGCAACTGATCGACAACTGGAAAGACGCCTGGAAGCTGAGCAGCGTTCAAGCGGGCGCGGCCATCACTGCGCTGGGCGTGGCTGAGCAGGTATTGCCGGCACTGCAAGCGGCACTGCCGACCGGTATCTACGCGATCCTGGGCGCGCTGGTCATGGTTGCTCGCATCGTTCTTCAGCCGAACGTGAGCAAGTGACATGGACGCCGACATCCTGACCAGCTTGTGGCTGGGCTTCATGGTCGCGATGTTCGCCGTGGTCCTGTACGGGATACGGCGGCTGTCTCGCCGGCAGCGGATGGCGAAGGGCGAGATCTGATCGTCTCGCGCTACGAAAAAGACAATGCGCTAATCGTGGCGCGAACAAAGGGGAAAGGACATGTCAGCGAATACCAATTCATCGAAAGTCGTTACAACCCTCGGCTGGTCGGCTATCGGCATCATTGTGCTGATCCTTGCTGCGTTCAGTTTCGTATGACGACCATCGCCTACAAGGACGGGATCATCGCCTACGACTCGCAGATCACGCGAGGCGACACCATCACCTATGACGACTACGAGAAGTGTCACGACGTAAATGGCGTGAAGTTCTTCTGCTCTGGCGCCGTGCCTGACTATCAGGCGCTGTTCGATGCCTACTTCGGTGGCAAGCCGTCCGCACCGATCGACGCCATGGCCATCGTCCTGGATGGCGAGCAACTGCTACTGGTCGCAGTCGACAACGATACCGGCCTATGGAAGAGCCCGATCATCATGGATCGCCCTTACGCCATCGGCAGCGGATCGCCGTATGCGTTCGCCGCAATGGATATGGGCGGCACTGCCTACCAGGCGGTAGAGGCAGCCAAGAAGCGCGACACCTCAACCGGCGGCCTGATCCGCACGCTGACCATCAAGGCATGACGTATCCCCTGAGCGCATTCGCTGAGTGCGCTGACGAGATACCAACACCAAGGAATTCACATGGCAGACAAGCAGCCCGACTGGGAGGCGATCGAGCGCGCGTTCCGGGCTGGTTCGCTTTCAGTGCGTGGGATCGCCGATAAGTATGACACCAGCGAAGGCACGATACGCAGCCGCGCGAAGAAGTACGGATGGCAGCGCGACCTAACCCAGCAGGTCCGCACGGCGACCAGCGAGAAGCTGTCACGCAGTCCGTCACGCACTGCCGTCACGCATCACGCAGATGTGCGTGAAGATGCAGAGATCGTAGAAGAGGCCGCTACAGAGGCGGCTTCAGTCGTTCTGGCCCACCGCACCGATCTTGCCCAGTGGCGCAGCATTGCGAACAAGCTGGGCGATGCACTGTCGGAAATGACCGTGAACGAAGCCAACCTGAGCGACTTCTCCCGCGCACTGAATGCCGGCGTCGACGCCCAACTGAAAGTCATCAAGGGCGAGCGCCAGGCCTACAACCTCGACACCGACGAAGGCAGCAAGACTGTCAACGACCTGTCCGACCTGATGGACGAGCTATCGAAGGAAGCGTGACCGATGAAGCCCGAGCACAAAGCGCTGCTCCGGGATCGATTTTGGCGGTTGAATTCGCTGTACTGGATCACCGACAAGAACGGGAAGAAAGTCCGCTTCCGCATGACGCAGGAGCAGATCGACTACTTCCAGGGCATGCACACCCGGAACATCATCCTCAAGGCGAGGCAGCTCGGGTTCACGACCCTGGTTTGTATCGTCCAGCTGGATGCTGCGCTGTTCGAGGCTGCCAAGTGCGCGCTGATCGCTCACACCCTGACGGACGCCAAGCGCCTGTTCCGGGAAAAGATCAAGTACGCCTACGACAACCTGCCGGCTGAGATCAAGGCGGCCAACCCGGCACGCAATGACGCGGCGGGGGAGCTGGTATTCAGCAAAGGTGGATCGCTCTACGTCAGTACGTCCTTCCGGGGCGGCACGCTGCGTTATCTGCACGTCTCCGAGTTCGGGAAGATCTGCGCCAAGTATCCGCACAAGGCGCGGGAGATCGTCACTGGCGCCTTCGAGGCTGTGGCGGCAGATTGCTTTGTCACCATCGAATCGACGGCAGAGGGCCGGGCCGGCTACTTCTTCGACTACTCGCAGAGCGCCGAGAAGCAGCAGCTGTCCGGCACGCCGCTCGGCCTGCTCGACTGGAAGTTCTTCTTCTTCAGCTGGTGGCGTAACCCGCTGTACTGGCTGGACCCGGCGACGGCGGTTATCCCGCAGCGCCTGACCGACTATTTCAACGACCTGGAGGCCAAGCACGGCATCCAGACGAACCCAGGGCAGCGCGCCTGGTACACCGCCAAGGAGAAGACCCTCGGCGATGACATGAAGCGCGAGTATCCGTCGATCCCTGCCGAGGCGTTCCAGCAGTCGGTAGAGGGCGCCTACTACGCCCAGCAGTTCACCAAGCTTTACGCGGCAGGTCGCATCGGCAAGCTGCCGGACAACTCGCATCTGCCGGTCATGACGATCTGGGACATCGGCGTCGGCGACTCTACGGCCATCTGGTTCGTGCGTCAGGTCGGCACCGAATACCACGTCATCGACTACTACGAGAACAGCGGCGAAGGCCTGCGGCATTACATGAAGGTGCTCAAGGACAAGGGTTACACCTATTCCGAGCACTGGGGGCCGCACGACATCGAAAACCGCGAGTTCGGTAGCGATGCCAAGAGCCGCAAGGACATCGCCAAAGAGGGCTATGAGATCGACGGAGCGCGGTACTCGATCAAGTTCCAGGTCGTGCCAAAAACCGGCGTGGACACTGGCATCGAGGCGACTCGGGAGATTCTGCCGCGCTGCGCGTTCGACGAAGAGAAATGCGAAGAAGGCATCGCCCACCTTGAGAGCTATCGCAAGGAATGGGATGACAAACGCGGCTGCTGGAAAGACAAGCCGCTGCACGACAAGGCATCCCACGGCGCTGACAGCTTCCGCTACTTCTCTGTAGCCATGACCAAGCGCAAGCCTGCTCCAACCCAAACCCAAGACCTGAGAATTTAACCATGAGCAACGACGACCCGAGCATCGCACTCCCTGCGGTTGTCCGCATGCGCGAGTATTGGGCCATTGTCGATCCGCTGATGGGCGGCACTCAGGCCATGCGAGCGGCCGGCAAGGCCTTGCTGCCTCAGTACCCGGCAGAGAAAGACGACACCTATGCTGAGCGCCTGAAGCTTTCCACCTTGCTCCCGGCCTACGCCGAGACGGTGGCCAGCAGCACTTCCCGCGTTTTCGCCGAGCCTCTACAGCTTGGCGAGGACGTGCCTGAGCCGATCAAGCTGCTCTCCGCTGATGTCGACCTGGGTGGCAATGACCTCAATTCGTGGTCGGTCGAGTGGTTCCGCGAGGCGCTGGCCAAAGGCTTGTGTCACGCCATGATCGAGCATCAGCCGACCCGTGACGCCGAAGGCAACAAGCTGTACAAGACCGTCGCCGAGGAACAGGCGGCAGGGGTTCGCCCTTACGCCGTCATCATCAAGCCCGGCCAGGTGCTCGGCTGGCGCTTTGCCGGCGGCAAGCTGATGCAGATGCGCTACATGGAGTCGGTCGAGGTCGAAGATGGTGACTTCGGCGTCAAGTGCGTGGATCAAGTCCGCGTGCTGGAGCCTGGCAGCTGGCGCACCTACCGCAAGGCCGATAAGGGCGGCGCCTGGGAGCAGAACGACCAGGGCCTGACCAGCCTCAACTACATCCCATGGGTGACGTTCTACACGGGCCGCACCGGGCCGATGACGGCTAAGCCGCCACTGCTCGAGCTGGCTCACCTGAACGTCAAGCACTGGCAGTCGCAGAGCGACCAGGACAACTTGCTGCACGTTGCCCGCGTCCCTCTGCTGTTCGTGTTCACCGACAACGAAGAATTCCAGCTGACTATCAGTTCGGCCAGCGCGACCCGCATGCCGAAGGACGGCGACGCCAAGTACGTCGAGCACACCGGGGCGGCAATCACCGCCGGGCGCGACTCGCTGAACGATCTGGTCGACGATATGCGCATGGCCGGGGCCAAGCTGCTCCAGAAGGACAAGCAGGCAGTGAAGACGGCGGCACAGGCCAACGAGGAAGCAGCTCAGGAATTGTCCCCGCTGGCTCGCCTTGCTGGTCAGTTCGCCGACTGCATCGCGCAGCTGCTCCAGATCCTGGCCGACTACGGCAGCCTGGGCGACGGTGGCCACGTCGAAATGCGCGGCAACTTCGACAGCGACTTCGCGCCTGAAGTGTCCCTGCCCAACCTGATCAGCATGGCCAACTCCGGCAAGCTCAGCGACGAAACGCTCTACTCCGAAATGCAGCGCCGCGGCGTCATCAGCGACGAGCTCGACTGGGAGGAAGAAAAGGCGCGCATCGAGGAACAAGGGCCGGCACTAGGGGCGATCTGACATGGCAACGGTCAATGAGCAGTTGCAATCGGCATCGATCGGCCATGCGGTTGACCTGCAGCACCTCAGCAATGCCGAGGTACGAAAGATCATCAAGCTGCTGAATAGCGTGGACGCTGAGCTTCGCGTGAAGCTGGTAGAGGCGATTGATCGGCTTGGGCCTGACTCGTACACGGCGCGGCGACTAAATACCGTCCTGGCGTCCGTGTATGAGCTGAACAAGTCGATTTATGCCTCGATTGGCGAGGTCATGGCTGAGTCGGTCGTCGATATCGGCCAGTACGAGGTCGAGTATCAGGGCGCGCTGTTCACGCGGGTCATTCCCGGCCAGGTGCTGGTCGAGGTCCAGCTGAGCACGGTCAACCTGGCGCAGGTGCGAGAAATTGCGCTCAGCCGGCCATTCCAGGGGCGATTGCTCAAGGAGTGGATGGGCGACCTTGAAGCGGGACGGGCGGCGAAGATCCGCGACGGCATACGCATCGGCATGACCGAAGGCCAAACCACTGACCAGATCGTTCGCCGCATCATGGGCACGCGGGCCGAGGGATACGCTGACGGCCTGATCGAGCGCAGTCGCCGCGACGTCGATTCAGTGGTGCGGACAGCGATCAGTCACACCGCCCAAGGCGCCCGCGAGGCCTACTACCAGCAAAACGACGACCTTGTCGACGAGGTTCGCTGGCTCAGCACCCTCGATAACAAGACATCCGCCCCATGCAGGCTGCGTGACCGTCTCGTCTACACCAACGACAGCAGGCATTTGCCAGTCGGGCATAAAGTCCCTTGGCTGAGCGGGCCGGGCAAGCTGCATTGGTGCTGCCGGTCGACCTCGATGCCGATCATCAAGAGTTACGAGGCGCTGAGGCTGTCCAAGGGCCTGCCAGAAGGCACGCGGGCGAGCATGGATGGTCAGGTGCCGCAGTCCACGAATTACGGCGACTGGATCAAGTCGCAGAGCGCAGCAAGACAGGATCAGGTGTTAGGCCCGGCGCGCGGCAAGCTGCTGCGTGATGGCGGCCTCGACATGGATCAGTTCTATAACGACAAGGGCAAGCTGCTCACCCTTGACCAGCTACGCGAACAGGACGCCGCGGCATTCGCCAGAGCCGGCCTGTAGCCATAAACCAAATCATTCAGCCCTGGCACGCGCCGGGGCTTTTTATTGCCTGTCTGTTCGGATGAGCGGGGCGCACTGGGCCGGATGGCCTGCTAGGAGAAACAATGAAGCTCAAGATCGTTGAAGTGGATGGCAAGCAATACGCGGAAGTCCTGGATGGGAAGCCCGTATTTACCGGTGACGACGGCAAAGACATCGCTTTCGATGCCGTAGGCACCCGCGACACCATCACCCGGCTGAACGCTGAGGCCAAGTCGCACCGAACCCGCGCCGAGACTGCCGAGGGCCTGGTAAAGGCTTTCGAAGGTATCGACGACCCGGCTGCAGCCCGCAAGGCGATGGAAACCGTCGCGAATCTCGATGCTAAAAAGCTGGTGGATGCCGGCGAGATCGATCGCGTGAAGGCCGAAATCAGCAAGGGCTATCAGGCTCAGCTTGACGAGGCCAACGGCAAGTCGCAGACCTTGGAGCAGCAACTGTATGCCGAGAAGATCGGCGGCAGTTTCTCCCGCTCCAAGTACATCGCCGACAAGCTGGCTGTGCCGGTAGACATGGTTCAGGCCACTTTCGGCCAGAACCTGAAGGTCGAGGAAGGCAAGGTCGTCGCTTATGACTCCCAGGGCCAGAAGATTTTCAGCCGATCCCGCCCAGGCGAACTGGCCGACTTCGACGAAGCCATCGAGACACTTGTTTCGCAGTACCCCCACCGCGACCACATCCTGAAGAGTTCCGACGCCAATGGTGGCGGCGCTCCGAACGGTGGTGGCGGCAATTCCGGCGCCAAGGGCAACTTTGGCGGCAGCAAAGCAGATCGCGTAGCAGCCATTAAGGCCATGACCGCAGCAAGTTAAGGAGCAACTATGTCCCTGTCGAACATGAAGGTATTTAACGAATACCTCAAGAAAACCACCATCGAAACCCTGGCGCAGGACGTTGAGAAGTTCAACGCCGCCTCCGCTGGTTCCATCCGCCTGACCACTCAAGGCATCGACGGCGACTTCCTGCAGGAGTCGTTCTGGGCTGGCCTGCACAGCGCCCAGCGTCGTGTTGACCGCTACGCTGCCAACGGCACGCAGGCTGCAACCCCGCTGACCCAGAAGCAATACGACTCGGTGAAGATCGCCGGCGGCTTCGGTCCGATCCTGTGGGAGCCTTCGCAGCTGTCGTGGGTTCAGAAAAACCCGGAAGAAGCGCTGGAAGTGATCAGCCGCAACCTGTCCGAAGCCATCATGTCGGACCAGCTGAACACCGCCATCGCTGCCCTGGTCGCCGCCATTGGCAACCAGCCGACTGCCACCAACGACGTGTCGGCCACTCTCGGCGTGGACTACGTCGCCATCAACAACGCTCACGCGCTGTTCGGTGACGCCTCTCAGCGCCTGATTGCCCAGGTCATGACCGGCGCCATGTACCACAAGCTGATCGGCAAGAACCTGGTCAACGCCGAGAAGCTGTTCACCTTCAGCGGTGTCCAGGTGGTCGATATCTTGGGCAAGGCCGTGATCATCACCGATGCCGCCGCCCTGTACGAAGCCGGCACCCCGAACAAGCAGAAGGTGTTGAGCCTGGCTGACGGCGCCGCGATGGTGATGGATGGTTCCGACCTGATCACCAACATCCAGACCTCGAACGGCAAGGAGCGCATCGAGACCACCATGCAGGCCGACTACACCTTCGGCATGGGCCTCAAGGGCTACACCTGGGACACCGCCAACGGCGGCAAGTCGCCAACCAGCGCCGAGCTGGCCACTGGCACCAACTGGGACCTGGTTGCGAACAGCATCAAGGCCTCGGCTGGCGTTATCACCATCGGTGACGCTACCAAGTAATCGAGACGGCGGCCTTCGGGTCGCCTGATCCACCTGTCAGGAGTCCGCCATGAGCGAAAAAGTTGTTTACGAGAAGCACCCGGTTACCGCTGAGCGCAAAGCTGAGCTGCGCCAGAAGGGCTACAAGATCATCGACGCCCAGTTCGCGCCGGATGACTACGAGCACCCTGAGCCGATTCAGAAATCTGGCGGCGACCGGCCATCGAAGGGCCTGAATGTCGATCAAATCAAGGTTGCGCTGACCGAGAAAGGCATCGATTTTGACGCTTCGGCCACCAAGCCAGTTCTCGCTGAATTGCTCGATAAGGCCTAAAAAATGACCCAATCTACAGTGATGCCAGCGGGGAACACTGCTGCTGCTTCATCTGACATCGTCGTTGCTGCTGGTGCCACTGTCATCGTCGGGATCTTTTCGGCGGCAGCTGACTCAGTGCCTGCCGGCCTGGTGTTTGGCATTGATCAGGACACCCCTGGCGCAGACAACACCATCGGAACGCTGGACGGCATGCGTCGACAGGTTGCTCTGTCAGGGCCTGGGACTTTCCGCGTAAAGCGCCCGGCCTACACCGGCACGCCCTTCGGCGTATTTCTGGAAGCATAAAATGATCCTTCAATCGATCGTTCAATCCTTGGTTCAACCGGTTGTTCGGTCGATTGTTGATCGACATCGATTCGGTTCATCCGCTCCCGCGCTGCCTGCTCCGTCGACGGTTAATTTTACGTCGGCCCAGTTCGCGCCCGGGTTCAGCGGGTCAATCAGCACGACCAAGAATGCCGCCCGCATTTACGCTCGCGGGGGGCTGACCTTATGGGCCGGCTACATTACCGGCACCGAGGCGAAGCTGACCAGTCCGTCCGACTTCGGCGACAACGCGGGCTCGATGCAGGTCGCCATTGATGGCGGCCCGTTCGCTGCAGCGCCTAACACTGGGTCGGTTTACACGCTGTTCACCGGCCTGGCTCACGCCATGCGGTTCGTCGAGGTGCGCTGGGTCGTCCAGATGGGTGACGCCCCATACATCGCATCCAGCGGCAACGTGCTCGCCGTGACCGGCCAGCCTCCGGCGCTCAACCCGATGGCGAACTGGATTCAGGCGGGTGTCAGCTCGTCGACCGGTGCCTACATGGCCGCGACGGTGCCGAACACTGCCGGATTCACCCCGCAGCTTCAGGCGCAGAGCGGTACCACCTACGGTTCCAACGTCGGGTCGGTCAAGCTGCGCGGCGCGTTCACCAGGATAGTGGCCACGGCTCACCGGATTGGCGTTTGCAAGAATGGCGGCGCCCCCGTGTACTACTCGGCCACCCCAGAGGCGGACGGCGTGCCGCGGGCCATCGAGGTTCCGTGTGACGGTTCGGTGGCGACGTACAACGTCTGGGACGACGGAAACAGTAACTCGCTCGGCGGCCACTTTGCGGTAGCAGGCAACTCGACGCGGCTGGACTTCGGCGCCGTCAAGGGGATGCACCAGTACGGTGACTCGGGCACCTACGGCTCAGGCCCTGGCGCCACGTCGGTTAACGTCGAGACCATGAGCGTAGCGGCAGCACTCGACTACATCGGGACCACGAACGGCATTAGCGGGCTGACCATCGAGGGGATGAAAACGCTACTGGACACCGTGATACCGCTGCGGACCATCACCGCAAACGATGTCGGGGTGCTGGCCATTGGCGGGAACGTCGCCGCGGACGGGATAAGCCAAACCGAAAAAGACGACTACGGCCTATGCCTCGACAAGATGCTGGCCACGTCGTACGGGAAGATTATCTGCCGGGCAATCCTTCCGGTTGCGTCCGCCCAGACGGTTATCGACGCTGCAAACGCCGCGCTGAAGTCGGTAGTTGACGCCAAGAATAACCCCCGCCTGGTGTGGGTCGATACAAAGCTGTGGACCCCGTACCGCACAGAGGACGGCGTGCACCCTACTTTGCTCGGCTATTACCCAGACCTCGCAACCTTTGCGGCGCCTGACTATCAGGCGGCTCTAAACCTTTAACTCGACTGGATCCACTCATGACCGACTTCATCACTGTTGCCGACGTTGACGCATTGCTGGGGTCGGGCTGGGCCGGGACTGGTGACCCGGACCTGTCTGTGATGCAGGCCAATGCCTGGCTGACCAGCAAGATAAAGCGACCAGTACCAGATCCGGTGCCAGCCGAGATTAAACAGGCCGGCGCTCAAGTGGCAAAAGTCGCTTCGACGGGCTCCCTGTACAAGTCCACGGACCGCGAGACGGTCAGCGAGACGGTGTCGGCAACCTCGGGTACGTCCGTCAGCGAAACCTACGTTCAGGGATCTGTCGCGCTGTCTGCAGGGGAAAACTTCGCTCTTGCGCTGATCTATCCCTGGACTACCGGCACCAATTCCATCCCCATGGTGAGGGGCTAAGCATGGGCCTACAGGACAAGCTCCAGACAAAACTGGCCAAGGCCTTCGACGGGAAGCTGGCCGATGCCGTATCGGCTTTCACCGGATCCTATCAAGGCCCCGGCGTGTGGGACCCGGTCGAGGAAACGACAACAGCCGTCCCTGTGACCTACACCGGTCGTGGCGTGATGGCCAAGTACGAAACAAAGCGCATCGACAATATCAACATTTTGTCGGGCGACCTGAAGCTGATCGCGCTAACCAATGAGGTTACTGATCGGCCAGCCGAGGGCCACACGATCACGGCACCGGACCTTGCCGACCAGGCCAAGAGCGTCAGATACGTGGTCAAGGGCGTTCAAGTTGATCCGGCGTCAGCTACCTACCAGATACAACTGAGGGCGCCATAAATGAACGCCAAGGCCGGATGGAGCCATAGCCTGCGCGACTTTGCCGACCAGATCGACGAGGACGTGACCCAGCATGTTCAGTCCATTGCCTTGGCGATGCTTAGCGAGGTCATTCAGCGGTCTCCAGTCGGAAACCCGGACTTGTGGAAGGCCAACACCGAGTTGAGATCGAAGAACACGGCCCTGGCCGATGCCTACGACGCCAACGTCGACGCCCGCAACGCGGCCAGCACCGGCAAGAAGAAGTTCAAGAAGCTGACCCAGCGTGAGCGCAAGGAAAACTTCTTTGTCGATGCGAAGGCGGCAGGGCAGGGCTATGTCGGCGGTCGCTTCCGCGGCAGTCATACCGTGTCCATCGGAACGCCCGACTTTACCGTGACGGAAAATATCGACCCATCAGGCAGCGAAACCCTGTCCAGGGGGTCAATGCTGATCAAGGCATCAGGAAACTACCCGGTGATCTACATCCAGACAAACTTGCCGTATGCGGAAATGCTCGAGCTCGGGCATTCGACCCAGGCCCCGGGCGGCGTCTACGACCTGGCCTGGATTGGCGTATCAGAGGCCTACCGATGACCTATGAAGATATCCGCAAGCTGATCACAGCGCGCATGGTCGCCTTTGCCGGCTTGCCGCAGGAAAGCATCGACTACCCGAACGCGCAGACCTTTACGCCGCCGGCTGAAGGCCTCTGGTGCCGCCTGAACATCCAGCACGCAACGGCCTTCATGGCCGGCATGGCTGACAAGCCGTACACCCGCAAGCCCGGTCAGATCAGCATCCAATGCTTCGCCAGGCTCGGTACCGGAATGAAAGCGCTCAACGTCCTGTCGGATCAGCTCGAAGAACACTTCGCCTACTGGCAATCGGGTGACCTCGAATGCCTGGAGGCGAGCCAGATCCCGGCCGGCGAGTTCGAAGGCTTCTATCAGGTCAACGTGAATATCCGCTTCCGCGCCGGCTGACCCCAGCGCAACGCACCAACTACAGCCCGCCATGCGCGGGCTTTTTCATGTCCGCAATCTGGAGACTCACTATGTCGAGCGGCGCCAAAATTACGAGCTACATCATCCCCGAGGTGACGCCCGGCGTTACTCCCGACTCCGGCACCTGGGACACGCTACGGCTGACCGGTAATGCCATGACCCCGACCGTCAACACGGCGACCAGCGACGAGATCACCGACTCGCGCATCAGCCAGGGCTCGGTCGTAACCAGCACTGATATCGGCGGCGACCTGACCGCCGAACTGTCCTATGGCAGCTTCGACAAGCTGCTGGAGGCCGCTTTCTACGGCGCGTGGACCAGCAACGTGCTGACCGTGGGCGACGTGCGCCATACCTTCAGCATTGCCAAAAACTACATGGACGTGGGTGTCTACTCCCTGTTTAAGGGTGTGCACATCCCGACGTTCTCTCTGGACATCCCGAGCGACGGCAAGGTCACCGTAACCTTCGGCACCGCCTGCCTGGACTACACCGACAGCGACGCGCCGATCGTGCTCGCTCCGGCGGCCCCGACTTCCACGCCGTTCATGAGCAACGGCAACGTCGGGACGCTCCTGGTCGACGGCGCATCGCTGGAAGGTCAGGCCTGCGTATCGGCCATGACTATCAGCCTGGATAACGGCCTGCAGGCTCAGCGCTGCATCGGCACCGACAAGATGGGACCAGGTGCGCAGATCGCCACCGAGGCGGCCATCACCGGAACCATCACGCTGGCCTGGTCGGCGACGGCGTGGGGCATCTGGAAAAACACCTTCACCCGCAAACCGGTGTCGGTCGAGTTCCCGATCACCGACAGCGTGGGCAACCGCTACACCTTCAGTTTCCCGGCGGTGGAAGTCGACGGCGAGCTGCCGAGCGGCGGCAAAAAGGATCTGGTCGAGGTGACGCTGAATTACACCGTGGCCAAGATCGCACCGACCATCACTCGCGCGCCATACGTGGCACCGACAAGCGTCAGCGTTGCCCCAGGCACTGCGACGATTGCCGTCGCCGGCACTCAGCAGCTGACCGCGACCGTGGCACCGGCCGGCGCACCGCAAGGCGTCAACTGGACCAGCAGCGCCCCGAGCAAGGCGACCGTCAGCTCGACGGGCCTGGTCACCGGTGTTGCATCCGGCTCCGCGACCATTACCGCGACCAGCAAGTACGACGGTACGAAGCTCGGCACGGCGACCATCACCGTTTCGTAACACCGATTCACCCTTGACTGCCCCGGCACCAACGCCAGCCGGGGCGGTCCTTTTCGGCGTGGCGTGAGGATTTACCATGGCTTTGCGACTGACCAAGAAAGACCAGAACACCTCGGAAACCAAGTGGGTCGCCTATGACGACGACACCAAAGTGTTGCTGGCACGAATTGATAACCCCGAATACGCGGTCGCCCTCGAGCGCGAACGCCGCAAGCTGCGCAACGCTGACGCCCGATTTGGCGTTGGCGAAGTGGGCGTGATCGACGGCGAGAAGACCGAGACGCAGACCCAGTACAAGCTGCTGAGCCAGTTCGTGATCAAGGACTGGGCCGGCGTGCTGGATGCTGACGAAAACCCGCTGCCGTACAGCCCTGAAGTTGGCGAGCAGATGCTCGATTCCAGCCTCGACTTCTTCATGTTCGTTCTGAACGAGGCGTCGGCGGCGGCACTGGAGGCGCAGCAGGCCCTGGTCGAGACCGTGGGAAAGCCGTTGCCCGCTTCGAGTGGGAAAAAGAGTGGGGCGGCGAGACAGAAAAGCGCCGGCTGATCTATCAGCGGCTGAATATGGCGGTCCCGGATGAGCCGGAAACGGACCCGATGACCGACTACCTCCTGAACACGTTCCGCAACATCACCCGCGGCCGCCGGTTCATCGCAACGATGACGGCGGCTGTCCCTCTGCCGCTGTCGGCCCGGGAAATATCGGATTGGCTGGAGGCGCACCCGCCGGCCATGCCTCGCGCCGAGATTGACGAAGTTGTCTTCACTCTGGACGCGCTATGTCTGGCCGAAGAGGTCGATTGAAGGCTATGGAATGACCGACCCACAAGGCCCGCCAGAGCGGGTTAACCCTTGGAGAAAAGGCAATGGCCCAAACATCCCGCCTCGTCATTGAGCTGGACAGCCGAGACGCCGAAGCAAAGGCCGCGGACACTCGCAAGGCGCTGGAGGCGCTGGAGAGCGCAGGGCTGAGCATTCAGCCAGCTCTGAACAAAGCCAGCGCCGGCATGGAATCGATGGGCAAGAGCGCCGAAAAGGCCTCAAAGTCGGTATCAGCCGAGACCGATGAGCTTGAGCAGCTGCTCGGGCAAATCGACCCGGTCGTTCGCCGGCTCGGAGACCTGGACAAGCAAGAGCAGGCGCTTGCTCAGCACCGGAAGGCCGGCAAGCTCGATGTCGCCACCTACAACGAGTACCAGTCGAAGATCGCCGCAACCCGCGCCGAGCTCGGTCGCTTCAATGCTGATCTGGGCAAGACCGGGATATCTGCCAAGCAGACGGCGGCGGCCCTGCGAGGTGTGCCGGCGCAATTCACCGACATCGCGGTCTCGCTTCAGGGTGGCCAGAACCCGCTGACGGTATTCCTGCAGCAGGGCGGTCAACTCAAGGATATGTTTGGCGGCGCTGGGCCGGCGGCCAAGGCTCTTGGGAACTACGTTCTCGGCCTGGTCAACCCATTCACCGTTGCGGCCGCGGCTGTCGGTACGCTGGGGCTGGCTTATTACCAAGGGTCTCAAGAGGCGGACGCATTCCGTCAGGCTCTTGTAACCACCGGCAATGGCGCTGGGACTACGGCGCTCGCTCTTTCCGGCATGGCTACCACCATCAGCGCGACAGTCGGGACCACCGGCAAGGCTGCTGAGACGCTGGCCTTGTTGGCATCGAACGGCAAGATTGCCAGTTCCAGCTTTGAGCAGATCGCCACGGCGGCCATTGGCTTCGAAGGCGCCACAGGCAAGGCGGTATCGGCAACCGTGGCCGAATTCGCTGCGCTGGCGGAAGACCCAGTCAAGACGCTGGCCACGCTAAACGACAAATACAACTTCCTGACCGCATCGGTTTACGAGCAGGTGCGCGCCGCTCAAGAAATGGGCGAGAAGGAAGCGGCGGCGGCAATTGCCCAGGAGGCCTACGCGCAAGCGCTGGACGCTCGAACCAAGACCATTAAAGAGAGTCTTGGCACCATCGAAACCGCCTGGAATGCGATCGCAGGTGCCGCGAAAAAAGGCTGGGATAACATGCTTGGCGTCGGTCGCGAGCAGTCGCTCGACGAGCAGATCGCCAACACCAGGCAGCTGCTGGAGGATCGCAAGACCAGCTTCGCGGCAAAAATGTTTCCCGATACGCTCGGCGAAGGCAGTGAGTCGACCAGGTTCCTGCAGACTCGATTGAATCTGCTGGAGAAACAGAAGCTGCTGCTGACCGACCAAGGAAAGGCCGAGGGCGAAAACGCCAGGATTCAGCGCGAAGGGCAAAAGGCCTATGAGGACTTTCAGAAGTCCATAGAGGCGAATTTCACCAAGCGCCAGAAAATGAACAAGGCGCTTGAGGACGAGGAAAAGCGAATCGCCACGGCCCGCGCGGCTGGATACACCATCACCGCCGAGCAAGAGGCCGCATCGCTCAAGGCCATCCGAGAAAACGACAAGTACAAGGAGGCAAAAGGACCGAAAGCCAAGGCCTACAGCGAAGACGCCGGCATGAAAATGCTCGACACGTCGCGCCAGGCTTACGCCGTGCTCGTCCAGCAGAACGCAGCGATCAGCGACCAGGGCACCAAGAACGAAAAGCTCGGCGCCCAAGCTCAGGCCCTGATCAAGTGGGAGCAGCAGCTGGCCGACCTCAAGTCGAAAGGCACACTGACCACCGATCAAAAGGCGCTACTGGCCAGCCAGGACCTGATCACCGCCCAGCTCAAGAAGAACTCGGCGCTTGAGAAAGAAGTCGAGCTTCGCAAGGCATCCAAGGAGGAAGCCGAAAAGCTGTCCGCCTTCCAGGCCAACCAGAACAGCCGACTCAGCACCGCCAAGGAAGGGCTTGACTCGCAAGTTGCCGGTATGGGGCTTGGCAGTGAAGCGCGGGATCGGCTCAAGCAGGACCTGTCGATCCAGCGCGATTACGCCCGGCAGTCGGCCGACCTTCTGGAGCAGCGCAACACCGGGAAGATCACCAATGACCTGTACGACAAGGAAAGCGCGGTAATTCAGGACGGTCTGAACAAGCGCCTGGCCATGCAGCAGAACTATTACAGCCAGATCGACACCTACCAGTCCAACTGGCTGAATGGCGTGACCGAAGGCTGGAACAGCTACGCCGAGATCTCGCGAAACACGGCGCAGCAGACCCAGGACATCGTCACCGGATCGCTCGATACGATCACAACAGGCTTCGGCAACTCGTTCTCGGCCATGGCCTTGGACGGAAAGAGCGCTGGTGACGTGCTGATCGGGACGTTCGATAGCCTTGTCCGCGGCGTACTCGATGGCCTCGGCCAGATGGCGGCGCAGTGGTTGATCAACCAGGGCATTCAGCTCGCGTTCGGGCAGACCGAAACGGCGCTGCATGCGACCAAGCTGGCGATGATCGGCACAGAGACCGCTGCAGAGACGGCTGGCGCGGCTACGGTTGCGGCGGCCAAGGTCACCGCGGACGGCGTGGCCACTGCGTCGTCTCTGACGGCTACAGCTACCACCACAACTGCTCAGGTCGCGGCGGCGGGAACTACGCTCGCATCGTGGCTGCCGGCGGCATTGGTGGCGTCGATCGGTTCGTTCGGTGCAGCAGCGGTTGTCGGCGGCGGCGCTCTTCTCGCAGCCTTCGCCCTGATCAAAGGGTTCTCCAATGGCGGATACACCGGCGCCGGCGGCGTCAATGAGCCAGCTGGCACCGTCCACAAGGGCGAGGTCGTCTGGAGTCAGGCGGATATCCGCAAGGCCGGCGGCGTGGCCACGGTCGAGGCGATGCGCAAGGGCAATGTCTCGGCAGGGTTGCCGTCGTCTGCAGGCGGCTCAAAGTCGGCAAGCAATGGCGTTCCGACACAGGAGAGGGGCCTGGTCGTCAATCTGCATGAGGATGCCGCCCGAGCCGGCCAGGTAAACCGAAGCCAGCTCAGCGAGCAGGATGTCGTCGACATTTATGTCTCCAACATCAGATCCGAAGGCCAGATTCACGATGTCAACCAATCCAAGTACGGTTTGAAGTCCCAAGGCGTATAGCGCGGTGATACTATAGGGTCCCTACCAAGAGACTGTCGGAGGAAAAGATGAGCAACCCGATCAACGTCTGCTACGCCTCGGGCGGGACGCTACCGATCAACACCATCGAGGCGACGTGTCCAATCTGGTCGGAGCCGATTCTGTTCTGCGATGGCTACGAGGATCTTGTCTGCGGCACGGAAGATGCTCGGGTTCTCACGTTCAACGCTTTAGCCCTGGAGCAGGGGTTGCCCAATCAGGACAACTCCGGCTTTCAGAGCCTCATTCTCGCCCTCGACAACACGTCCGGGGTGGTACAAACCAAGGTCGAGCAGGCCAAGGCCGCCAACGCCCGCGTGGCACTGACCTGTCGGCGCTACCTGGAAGGCGATCTGACCTACCCGGCCGAGCGTTACCGCATGTCGCTGCTCAATCGCTTGTACGAAACGACCGTGGCCACGCTGACATGCGGCCTGTTCGACCTGCTCGGGACGAAGCACCCGCGGGAGCAGCTGACCCCGAGTCGCGCGCCTGGGCTGCTCTACATATGAGCGATATCGGCAAGTACCTGTCAGCCCCGTACAGGGACGAGGCGCGCGGACCTCTGGCCTACGACTGCTATGGGCTGGTCATTGCCGTGCGACATGAAGTGTTCGGTCTGCCGCTGCTGCCCTCTCTGGGCGGTGTGGGGCGAGCCAAGCTGCGCGCGAACACCCTCGCTTATCACGACCTGAAGACCGGCATGGACGAGTGCCAGCCCGAGCCAGGCGCCATTGCTGCCGCCTTCAGGGGTGATTACCTGGAGCACGTCGGCATCGTCGTGCATCTGGACGGCCAGCTGAAGGTGCTCGACACCAACCCGGGCGGCCCCCGCATTCGCCCTGTGCGCGACTTCGAGTCGTGCTATCAACGAGTGGTGTATTACCGTGATTGAATTTTTCCCGAACAAATTGGCCGGCTGCCAGCCGCTGGCCACCTACACCACGCGCGAGCGCATGACGATCGAGGCGTGGCTCAAGGGCATGACGGATCGTTACCGTCGCGCACCGGTGCAGCCGATCAGCGTAGAGCTCAACGACGAACTGATCTGCCCAACGCTATGGCACAAGGTCAAGTTCAAACCGTCTGATCACGTCCGCATCTGGCGCGAGCCGAAAGGCTCAGATCCGTTCAGCATTACAGCGCTGCTGTTCACCGGCGTGAAGGCTATTGGCAATCTTCTGATGCCGAAAATGCCAGGGATGCCCTCAGCGGGCGGCACCGCCCAGGGCAATCCAATCGACGAGGCCAGCGCCAAGGGCAACAAGGTGAAGATCGGCGACCCGGTGCGCAACATCGCCGGCCATCAAAAAGTCTTCCCGTCCTACCTGGCCGAGCCGCGCACCTATTACGCATCGCCACGCGAAAAATGGGTGGAAATGCTGCTGTATATCTCCGCCGGCGCTCTGGATGCTCAGGTGAGCAAGGCGAAGGTAGGCGAAACGCCGATGGCCGCCCTTGGCGCCGATGCGGAGGTGGCGATTTATGCGCCCGGCGAAGACCTGTCCGCCGACACCGCCTCGATGCTGTGGTTTAACGTGGATGAGGTGGGGGCAAGCTCGAGCGGAACCTCTGGTCTTGAGCTTACCGTCTCGACCACGATCACCCCGTCAGCCATCGCCTCGGCCTATCAGTTCAACGGCGACAGCATTGCCATCCCGTCCGGCGCCGGCAGTTTCCCATCGGACTGGGGCGTAGGCTTGGTGGTTAGGGTGCTCGCGCCATATGCCTACACCGTCATCGACGGCGGCGCCGGGCGCGATATCGTCCAGGGTCCGCTGGACATGCTAAACCCGACCGTCGGAATGCTCATCGAGGTAGCTGGAGACAATTCCGGCAATTACGTCGTTCACAGCTACACCCCGTATGCCCCAGCCGTTCCGCCGACTGCCGGGACGCCGTCGACGATCCTCGGCTCGAGTGCTCCGGCTCGCTACGACTACAACGTGACGCCGCTGACCTTTACGGTTTCGCTCGGCGGCACGCCGTACTCGGTGGCGCTGAACACGGCGACTACTGACCTGAACGGGCTGGTATCTGCAATCAATACCGCCAAGGGTGGCGCGCCGTTCGTGGCCAGCGCCTCGTCCGGCAAAGTGTTGCTGACGCAAACCGGAACCAACAACGGGCTGGCCCTGGTCTCGTCCGGCGGATCTACCGTGCTCGGCAGCAGCCCGACCAATACGACCGGTACGGCCGTATCTGCTGGCACGCCTGAGCAGCCTGCTCAGATGACCCTTGATTACGACGGGGGATCGCCCGTGGTCGGCTTGGCGCTGGGCTCTGGACTGGCTGCCATTGGCCCGCGCGGCCTGCGCTACCAGATCACCGGGTTCAGTTCGTCGATCATGACCGTTGACCGCCTGACATCTTCGGGCCTGATCGATAGCGGCTGGCCTGGATTCAACGCTATGGAAACCGTAAACGGCGTGATCAACCTTGACCCTTCGAGCCTGGAGGGTGGTTATCGCGGGCCTTTCATTTGCGGGCCAGGGTCTGAGCCGATCACGCACATTGAATACAGCGTGACCTTCTCGAATGGCTTGATCGGCATCGGTAGCGCCGGCTTTGAATACGCCGTCACCTCGTCGCACCAGTTCGAATACCGAGACGCCGACGTGGCGGGCGCATGGATCGTTGCGCCGCAAACCGTCAGCGGGCAGTCGCGCGATGCGCAGGGATTCACTTTCCGCCACGAACTGCCCTATCCAATGAACCGACCAGAGGCGCGCATCAAGCGCATGCCAAAGATCGGCGGGCAGAGCTCGGCAGAAGTGATCGATGTCGTGGCCTGGGACGGCCTGCGCGGCCTTCGCCAGCTTCGGCCGACTTCATACCCCGGCATGACTGTCATGACAGTGAAGATTCGAGGCGGCGATCGGCTCTCGGCGCAGTCAGAAAGCCAAGTCAACCTGGAGGCAACGCGCATCCTGCCGGTTTACACCGGCGGCGCATGGACGGCACCGCAGCCAACGCGCGGCATCGTTCCTTGGTGCCTGCATGTCCTGAAGTCGCTCGGATACACCGACGCCGACATCGACCTGCCCGAATGGGACCGACTGCACACGGTATTCGAGGCGGCCGGCCAGTATTACGACGAGGTCATCGACGACACCAGTACGGCCAAGGACCGGCTGAACAATGCCCTGGCTTGTGGATTTGCTGAACTGGCCATCAAGAACGGCTTGGTCAGCTTGGTGCGTGACGAGCCGCGGGCAGCGTTTGACCGAGAATACGGACCGAAAACGCAGACCTACTCGCCGCAGAACATGACCAAGGGGCTCAAGATCGACGGCCCTATGCCATCGGTCAATGACTTCGACGGGGTCGATATCGAGTATTACTCGAATCTGACTTGGGCATGGGAAACGGTGCCCTGCCGGTGGCCGGGCGATGAGGGGCTGAGAGTCGAGAATATCAAGCTGCCAGGTGTAGGGGATCGGGATCGCGCATATCAATTCGGCATGCGCCGTCGCGGACACC